ACGGACCGGGTGCAAGTTGGGTTTCGAGGTAACGGTTAGTCAGTACCGGCCCGGCCGGAAATGGCGTTCCCGGCAGGATGCCCAGGGCGTCGGTGGCGCGTTGGACGATGTTGAGCGCCACTTGCAGCGCCGCCGCGTCGTCTTGCATTCGCATGAGCGCGGTCATCTTGGGCCGGTGCTCGGCACACACTCTGTCGCGAAGCTGACCGGCGGCGCGGCGAACCGCGTCGGCCGTGCCGTGGTGCTGGAGCACTAGGGCCATGACCAGTACCACGTCGACGCTGTGCATCTGCATCGTGGTTGTGCGAAGGAGCCAGCGGGGAAGTGCGATGCCTGGTTTCTGCTTCATCCGAAGCACCCCGCCTGCCAGGCCGCCAGCGTGCGAACGATCGGGAATATCTCCACCAGCCCCACCACGGCCAGGCCGAGGGCGGCGATGATGGCGAGGGCAGTCAGTGCTCTACGCATCGCTTGGTCCTCCCTGACTCGCCGCTACCCGGTCGATGCGCTCGATCTCGGCCAGGATCAGTGCACCGGCCTTGATCAGGTCGCGTCGCGCGGTGCTCGGCTTCCACCACTGCTGGTCCCACGGCCATGCCAGCGACACCAACAGGGCTGCGGTTCCATCATTCGGAGCGCTGGAGCCGGCCAGGGCGTAGCAGGCGGCGGCGCGGGCAATCTGGCCGTGGCTGTGCTCGTCGTCGTGCTCCGGCGTCCATCCCTCGGCGGTGATCTGCCGGCGGCGCTCTGCCTGCACGTCGAGCCATGCCTGCGGCACCAAGTTGCCGGGCGAGTCGGCGAGTATAGAAAGCAGTTGGCGCTCAGCCGTAATTCGGGTGTCGTGGTCCTTGCCGCTCATCATGTTGAGAAGCGGCTCAATCGGAACCAGCTTCCAGCCCTCCGGCACACTGTGCTGAGCCTGGGCTACAGGGGCGGCGTAGAGCTTGATGCCTGGGCCATAAAGGCCGGCAGCCGCCTCGGTCCACTTCACCCAAAAGGCTTGATTCCCACGGTTTGCGAGAGCCACCGGCTCCTGCCTCTCCAGCTCCGCGACCCTGGCCAGGGCGTCGGCGAGTCTCAGCTTCAGACTGTCGCGGATGAGCGGCCAGCGGTCCAGGGCTTCGCTCAGCTTCGCGTTCTCCGCCCGCAGCGCCCCGACGATGCGCTCATGCTGGGCGACGGTCATCAGTTCGTCCTCGCTCACCTCGCAGCCGCGCTCACGCCAGTGGGCAGCTTGATCTTCCGCGTTCTGCTTGTAGTAGTTCAGTGCGTAGTGGGGATGCTGGTGCTTTGTATGTCGCCCGATAGTCCGGTACGCCACAACCTCCGGCCGCTCCGCCTCTGCCTGCTCGGCCTGCGCCGGGGAGGGTTGCGCTTGAAGCCGCTCCAGGGCCGCGTCGAGAATGTCACCGACGCTCGCCGTCCCACTGAAGCCCAGCACCTTGAACAATGCATTGACCTTCTCGCGTGGCGCTTCGTATGGCTGGACCAATGGCTCGCCCATGAAGGTTTGGCCGTTGTGAGCTTGCCGCAGTGCCTGCTCAGCTTCCAGTGCACGGCGCTTCCAGATGGCTATGTCTTCGCGAGCGCCTTGGTAGGCATCGCCGTACTCGCCAGCCGGGGAGGGTTGCGCCAGGGCGGCGCGGGCTTGCCAGCCTTGCAGCCGCAGGTTCAGGTCCTGGGCATCGGTAGCTTCAATCGCGCGGAGATTCATCGAGCGGTATTCGCTGCGCTTGTCGTCGAAGTAGATGCCTTCCTGCACGGTGAAGGCGCGCTCGAACGCCGCACGCTCATCCCCGCCTGCCTGCTCTACCGCAGGATGTGCCGGGCACGGATGGACGAGGGAGCCGTCGCCAGAAGGGCAGGTGCATTCATTCGCTTTGTTCATGGGAGCTTTCTCCAGGCCTCGGTTTCGAGGTCAGAAACGGTTATCAGTCGGCGCCGGCGCTAGATGTTTTCGAGTTGCAGGACATTGCCCAGGCTGTCGATGACGACCCAGTGAATGCCGGTGGGAATGTGCAGGTAGCGTGCTGGCGCGGGAGAGCAGAGGGCGTTTATGCGGCGGTATGCGGCGTTTTCGTCGAATGACATTGCGGGCAGGCTCCGTATGGTGGTGCCGTGTAGCAGTGCTCACCGCTGGCGCCCTGGTCTGCGTCGTTTGCGATCTCGTTCAGTTGTCGCGCGAGCTGACGCAGTTGAGATGAGGAGAGCAGGGCGCCGAGGCGTGGGAGGCCGTTGACCTCGGCCAGGCGCTGGCCATCCTCGCCGTCGATGAACATGGCGGTCAGGTTGAGGGTGTGCATGGCGTTTCCTCGGGAGGCCGGCACCGGATGCAGTTGCATTGCCCGATGCGCTGGCCTGTTGTGCGGCAGTAAATGGGGGCGTTCACAACGGCTCTCCCTGCAACTGACACTGGCTGGCCAGTTTCAGTAGGTTGCGAGTGGTTGGCTTGAAGCCTTCCGTATCCGGAAGGTACTCGTGACGATGGCCCTCCGGGTACGTCTGGAACGGTCCGTGCCATTCCCAACTCATCAGCCAGTCTTGCCAGACGGTGTAGGCGTCCTGTCCTTCGCCCCAATAGTCGACACCGCCGCCGACGGAAAGAACATGCCGGACTCGGGAGCCTTGCTCATATGCGAGTGCAGACGGTTCTTCGTCGCGCCAGGCGCTGCAGTAGAGCGCTGGGTAAAGCTCGACCAGCCGCTTGCTTAATTTCTTCTCGATGCGCGCTTTCATGCTTCACCTTCCTTCGCCAGTGCCAGCCGATGCTGGGCGCCGGCCTGGTGCTCCGGCTTGGGTAGCTTCAGGCCGAAGAGCCGGAGGGCCTGCTTGTGGTTGAGGGAGGCCGCCACAGCAACAGGCCTGGCATGCTGGTCGATGTAGGACTTCGGCCAGGGCGCGCGCCCGCGCGCGGTGAGTATGCCGGCGTGGTCGAGCGGCCAGGTCCGTGCGGCGGCCAGGTTGGATGTCCGGCCGGCGGCCTCGGGTACCCAGACCAGGCAGTTGCCGTCCCAGTCCCTGTCGTAGGCGACGTAGATGCGGTCGTCCGCCGGCGCGCCGGCGAGTGCCTGCGTCCGGGACAGGTCCAGGTCCTGGTGATCGACGCCGTACTCGGCCCGGGCGCGCACGTAGTCGACCGGCCAGGGCAGATCGGTTTCCCGGCACTTGTACTGCCGAACGGCATGGGCGCTGGTGAACGTCTCGGCTTCGTCGAGGTTGGTGGTGTAGCCGCCGCCGGCGCGCCAGAACGTTGCTCGGCTCCCGACGTTGCTGCGGCTGTCTTGCAGGTAGAAGAGGTCGGTCATGGCGCATCCTCCGCAGGACCGGTGATGTGCTCCGCGTGCAGAGCGCGCATTCCCAGATTGGTGGCTACGGTGAACTCCAGCCTGGCGCCCTTCGAGTCCATCCAGCCGGGCAGCAGAGCGATTGCCTGGCAGGTGAGCAGCTTCTGCAGGTCGAGCCGCAGGTAGTCGGCCCACTCGAAGCCCGGAATCTCGCCGTGCTCGGCGGGGTTCTCGACCTGGTACCCGAGGCCTCGCAGGCGCGCGGCTTCGGCGTGGAACGCGGGGAAGTTGTGTTCGGGCAGGCCAGTCATGGGGCCTGCGAGGTAGATGCGCTGGGTCACGGCAGCAACTCCTCCCCGACCTGGCGGGCATGCTCGATGGAGCTGGCCTTGATGCGCGTCCAGCCCTTGCCCCAGTCCTGGCTCAGGCCGCCCTGGTCCCGGAAGAACGGACCGTGCTTCACGAAGACCTTGTTGCCGGCGTTGCGGTGCACGAAGTAGGTGTCATCGTCGATCGGGTCGTCTGCGCGGTCATGCTCGATTGCCTTGTCGGCCGGCGCCGTGCGCCAGTCCGGCCAGGTGCGCGCCTCGTTCAGCGCCTGCTTGGCGACCAGGGCGTCGATGATCTGCGCCGGAGTGGCGCCGGTGCGCCAAGCCCCGTCAAGGGCCAGGATCACGACGTCGATCCACTCGGCCAGGTCGCCGGGGGCTTCTTCGATTTCGCGCAACTCTTTGCGGATGTGGTCGACGACGCCAGCGGCGCGCGACCCAGGCCCGAACGTGCGTTCGCTGAACCGGCGCTGGCGCTCAAGGTGCAGGTCGAGACGGAACACGTCCAGCCGCCCTCGGGCGCGGCCAAGCGCGTAAGCCTCGTCCTGGAACATCAGGAGGTGATCGCTGGTGCGTCCGGTCAGGACATCGAGATAGCGGCTGTGGAGCGCTTCAATGGCAAGGTGATCGTCGGGGTGGTTCTGGTTCGTCGTCATGGCTGCACCTGCTGAAGTGGGCGATGGCCTGGTTTCGGCGGTAGGTGTGGGGTGAGCAGCGCGTCCTCGAGGGACATGCCTGCGGCGAGTCGCCGGCGGACGGTGCTGGCCGAGACGGGGCTCGGCAGCAGGTCGACCAACTCTTCGAGGGTTCCGGTTCTGCCGCGCACGGTGTGGGTGTGCTTTTCCTTGCGTGCCTGGCGGGCCTGGTCCAGTGCGCGGGCGAGTGCCGGCGTGCAGTAGCCCCGTTTCTGCGAGTTGGCCCGCTTGTGGTCCAGCGACTGGCCCTTCGCCGGCCACTCGATGTCCGGCATCAGGGTCAGCATTTCGCGGAATACCCATGGGCCGATGCCCAGGGCCAGCCGGGTGGCGCGGCGGGAAAGCCCGCGCGCGGCCGCGTTTCGAATGAACTGTTCGGTGTTCATGCCGCCACCTGTTGCGGTCTCGGCCGTAGCCGCCGCTTCCATGGGTCGTTCGCCCGGCCGTACTGGGTTTTGAAGTCGAGCGGGGAGGGCTTCTTGAGGGAAGTCATGCGGCGGGTTCCTTCTGGATGATTTCAGCATCAGCCTCGAGCAGGGCGAACAGGTCGGGCATGGCCATCTCTTCCTCCGCGGACTTGCAATAGCCGGCACCGTCCAGGAAGTAGCGGGAGTTCAGTTCGTGGGCGCGGGTTCTGCGCTTGAGCTTCAGCGCGCAGTACGGGACGGTCATGATCCCGCCGAAGGGATCGAAGACCAGGTCTCCTTCCATGGAGTACTGCACGATGGCCCGGTCGACGATGTCGAACTGCAGCGGGCACAGGTGCATTTCCTGGCCCTTGCTGTACTGCTGGGCGTTGAGCGTCCGCATGCGGGCGACGTCGGTCCATACGTCCGGGTGCCAGGACTGCGGTGGCAGCAGCATGAAGCCGGTGGGCAGCTTCCCGGTGACCTCCAGCGATTCGCCGATGCGGACGTGGTGCTCGAAGTCGTAGACGGTGGACAGGCTGTAGTCGCGGTACAGCTTGAACATCACGTCGTGCGGAATGCCTTCGAAGTCCGCTTCAGTCAGCGGACGGTTGCCGTTGCTGCGGGTGAAGCCGTGGGCGTCCAACTGCCAGCGTGCCCGGCTGTAGCCGTTGCCGCGGGTGACGGTGAGCTTCTTGTCCATGGCGAAGGGGACGATCTGGCCGTCTTCGTCGATGCACAGGGGCTTGGCCTTGACCACCGGAATGTCGCCGTAGGCGTTGGAGTTGTCGGTGGGGGGCTTGCGGAAGATCAGCAGGTACTCGGGCATGCCGACACCCATCTTGGTGCCGTCCTTGCACTGTTCCGTCCACGAGAGGCGGTAGGTCTGGGCGTTCTCGCGAACCACGTCGGTGACGATGGTCTTCATGCCCATATAGGCCCAGCCATGCTTGACGAAGGCTCGAGTCACTTCCATGTGGAAGGGGTAGACGGTCTGGAAGCCAAGGCCGGTCATTCCGCCGGGAATGATGCGATCCTTCACGTGGATGCAGGCCAGACGCCCGGGGATGGTCACGCGCAGCAGTTCCGGGATCAGATAGTCCATCTGCTCGAAGAAGTGCGCGTTGTCGTCGGTGTGGCCGAAGTCGGCGTAGTTCGGCGAGTACTCGTACTGGGTGCTGAAGGGGATGCTGGTGATGGTCAAGCCGACGCTGTTGCTTTCCATGCGGCAGGTTTCGAGCACGGTGTCGTTGTTGACGATGGTGTAGTCCTTGCCCTTGATCTCGACGCGCTCCACGCCCATGGAGCGGGTGAGGGTCTGTGCCATGGCGGCCACGGACAGGCCGTACTGCTTGATGATCTCGGTCATGCGCTGAACCATGGTGTTGTGCTGCTGCCACTTCCGTTCGAGTTGGCGGCGGATGTCGCGCTCGGCCTCGGTATAGATCAGGTCGATGCGCACACGGCCTGTCTGCAGGAATCGGTGCAGGCGGTGAATGGACTGGATGAAGTCGTTGAACTTGAAGCCGATGCCCAGGTAGATGGCCCACGAGCAGTGGCGCTGGAAGTTGCAGCCGCTGCCTGCGATCACTGGTTTGGCAGCCAGTTCCTGGAACTCGCCGTCGCTGAACTGGACAATCGCGCGCTCGCGCTCCTCCAGATCCTGGGCGCCGTAGACGCTGATGGCGGTGGGGATAGCGGCCTCGATCGCGTGGCGTTCCGCCTCGAGGTCATGCCAGATGATCCGGTGAGCATCTGGAGCCTCGGCCCGGATCTCCATCAGTTTGGCGATCCGGGCAGGAAGGCTCTCGCGCTTCTCTGCGGCGGCGTCCTGCACGCCAATGGCGGTGTTGCGAAGCAGGCGGCCCTGGCCGTTACGCTCATGGCCAGCGTGCGAGTGGTCGGACGGTACTTCGTGCCAGCGGATGTCCAGTTCCGGTAGCGCGTAGCCTTCGTCGCTGAACCCGAGGTCGCTGGGGCGCTGAACGAAGATCGCCCAGGACGCCACCCACATCCAGAACTCGCCCTCTTTGTGGGCATGGATGGTGAGTTGGTCGGCCTTCTCAGAGTTGCGTTTGAAGAACCTGGTCTTGGCCTGGCCGACATCCATCACGCCGAGGAAGGCCGAGTAAGCCAGTAGCTCGATGTATTCGTTCGGGCTTGGCGTGGCAGTGGCCACGTACCGGTACCGGACGCCATCGCCGCGGACGCCGGCGGCGCGATCGTCACCAGCGAACAGAGCCATGAACTCGCGGAACGTCTTGCTGCCGCCGAAGCCGCGAAGGCAACTGGCTTCGTCCAGGCTTGCCACGCTGAACCGGCGAGGGTCGAGCTTGCCGTCGCGGACGGTCTCGTAATTGGTCAGGTAGATGGTGGTGGGGTCGTCTACCTCGTCGAAACTGCGGATGAACCGGACGGTGATGCCGAGCATCGCGGCGTCGCGGTAGAACTCCTGGCGCACACCCAGCGGAATGGTGATGAGAGCGTAGCCGCCGGCTAGGTCGCGGGTGACGCGCACCACCTCAAGCTGCATTACCGACTTGCCCAGGCCGAAGGCCGCGAAACAGGCCGCGCGGCCTTGGCGCACCAGCCAGGTGGCGATGGCGCGCTGGTGCGGCTTGAGCAGGGGGTTGAAGGCCGAGGGCTCCACTTCGAAGCCTTTCGGCTCGGCGAGGCGGACCTTCGCTCGCAAGAAGTCTTCATAGGCGGTCATGCTGTTTCCTTGAGGAACGGCACACACCGGACGCCGCCCTGCCTGACAGGGCGGCCCACGAGGCATGGTTGAATCGCCCACAGGGCGGCGTCCGGTGCGTGCTGGAAGAGAAAGCGCCCCAGGTGGGGCGCTGTATCGAGGGTCAGGCCGCAGCCTGTTGCTGCTGGTCGGCGAGTTGCCCGGCGTCGATCCAGACCGCTTGTAGCCAGGCCGGCGTCTTCGCCATCGGTTCCTTGAGCGTGCCGGCGACGATCAGCGTGTCGATCTCGCCGCCGGCGGCCAGGCTCTGGAACAGCTTCATCGCCTGCTGAGTGCGAGCAGGGATATCCAGCACGTCGAAGCGATCCAGCAACGCCAAGCGCAGGCCGGAAATCGTCGCGATGGCCAAAGCGATGGTCGTGTCGCACCGCCAGCGCTCCGACTCGGACAGCAGGCCGTAGATCCGGCCGCCGAACGTGACGTCGATGTCGGCGCTGATCTGTACCGGCGACCAGCCGGCGGTGCCGGACAGGCGCTGCAGCAGCTCGTTCACCGGTCCGATCGCGTCGGCCAGGATTTCCGCCGGGATGCCCGTGGGGGAAAGGGCATCGGCCAGGGCGCTCCAGGCGCAGACCTCGGCGTGGAAGTCGGCGGCCTGCTTGATGACGTCCTGGCGCTGCGCGGCGGCGTTGAACGCTTCCTGCAGCGACTGCACCTTGGCCTGCTGCCGGTCACGCGCCTGGCGCAGCTCGTTGATCGCCTGTTCGCCGTTGGCGATCGCCTCGGCGCTGGGCGCCTGGGCGGTTTCGGCTTCCAGCGCGGCGGCCTGCGCGGCGGCGTCCTCGCTCTCCTTCAGGTCCCGCTGGCTGTTGGCGACGGCCCGCTGAGCGCTGGCAAGATAGCCGCGGTATTCCTCCAGGCGTTTCGCCGCCTCGGGATCGGCAACCTTCGCCGGCGGCTGGTGCGGGACCAACTGGCCGGCCTGCAGGTCCACGGCGCCCTGGCAATGAGGGCAGGTCAGCGGCTGGTGGGCGGGCTCTCCGCTGGCGGCGGCCTCGGCCGCCATGACCTTCTCCGACCATTCGTCCTGATTGGCCTCGTCGGTGGCCAGCTTGTTGCGCCGCCGGTCGGCCAGCGCTGCGGTTTCGCGCAGAGCGGTGATGCGGCTGGCCCGCGCCTGGGCGTCGGCGTGGGCGCGCTTGCTGGAGCCCAGGGTCTGCTGGGCCTCGTCCAGGTCCTGGGCGGTGGCTTGCAGTTCCGCGCGCGCCGATTCCAGTTCCTCCTCGCTGACGATGGCTGGCGGCGCCTCCGGCTCCCACCCGTTCGCCTTGTCGCTGCCGTAGTTCTCGCCGGTGACCGCTTTCCAAGCGCCGCGCGCTTCGCTGGCGTAGGCCTTGGCCTGCTCGACGGCTGCCGGGAACCCGGAGCGGAGCAGGGGTTTCACCTTTTCGAAGAGCGCCAGGTCCAGGCCTTTGGCTTCCAGCCGCTTGCCGACCTCGGCCGGGCTGGCGCTGGCGCCGGTCAGGTCGAACAGCACCCGGCGGCGATCTTTTGTGTCCAGAGCGGCGAAGCGGCTGGCGTCGAGCACGAACGGCAGGAACGGCGAGTCGGCGAGGGGCGAACCCTTGCCGCTGGGCAGCGCGACGCCGCAGGCCTGCACCTCGCCGGATTCGTCCAGCCACTCGACACGGGCCTCGCCCTTCTTGGCGCCCTCGGTGATCAGTTGGCCGATATGCTGCTTCTGCGCAACGCGGCCGGGCTTGCCGGTGAAGGCGTGGCTGATGGCGTCGAGCAGCGAACTCTTGCCGGCGCCGTTGTGGCCGGCCACCAGGAGCACCGGCGCAGAAACATCTAGGGCCGCATGACGCAGCCCTTGGAAGTTGGTGATTTCGAGTTTCGTGATGCGCATGGCTCACTCCAGGGTGATGGGCGCTTCGGCCGGGGCCTTCTCGGCAACGGTCACGCGGTAGGTGTTGAGGTCTGGTGTTTCGCCTTCGGCGTCCAGCGTGATCACGCCGTCGTCGAGCAGCTTCAGGGCCACGGCCAGCGACTCGTCGGTGCTCAGCGCGAAGCGGGACTGCAGCCAGCCGGGGGTGATCTGGTCCTTACGCAGCACCAGGACAGTGATGTCGTCGATGGTGTGGCCGCCGTAGGTTGTGTCGCCGGGCTTGGCGGCGCTGCTCAGCAGGTCTTTTTCCGGTTCCGGCGGCGATTGCAGGATCACCTCGCGCTCGCCGTTGGAGTTCGGTGCCGATACGACCCCGGCCGCCTCCATCGCTTCAACGATGCGCGCGGCACGGTTGTAGCCGATCTTCAGGTGCCTCTGGATGGAACTGATGGTTGCCTGGCGGGTGTCGCGGACATGTGCGACAGCCTCGAGGTACAACTGATCTTCACTGCCATCGCCCAGCAGCCCCTCTGCGACGTTGCCAGCGTGCAGCGGCATTTCGTGCTGGTCGCGGTCGGGACGGACGTCGTCCAACCCCTCGTCGTAATCGCTCGGTGCCATTACCAGCAAGCACAACTTGCCAGCAGCGTCGGTCAATTCGTGCTTGTTCGGCTCTGCGCCGTCTACCTTCGCCGTGATCGTCATGGTCTTGGCTTCGACCTTGATCGCTTTCATATCGACTGGAACGGAGACTGCGCCGCGGGAAGCAATGATGCTGATGGCCACCCTGGTCACTTCGCTCACGCTTTCCGCTATGCGATCGATCACTTCCTGCTGCTCGTCTTCCTTCAGCAGGTGGAAGGGCACACGGACACTGCGCAGTTCGGTGACCACCGTGTTGACCAGGTCGCGCTCCAGCAACTCGTGCGCGATAGTGCTTGGGTAGTAACCGTGTAGTTTGGCGCGGTCGATGATCTCGCGGTGTTCGGCTTTCATCCGGTGGAGCTCCTATTCGTTGGCAATCCGCTCCAACTGCTCGAGTTGGGCGTCGCTGAGGTAGGTGTGGGCGCCGTAGCGCTGGAAGTTGCTGCGGAGGTCGGCCAGGAACTGCTCGTCCCAGTCCGTAGCGGCGTTGAGCTCAGCCGCGCCGAGTAGCGCGGCGAACTCCCCGACCTGGCCGTACCGCTCAAGGACAGTGAGGCTGGGCATGGCCGGTTACTCGAGGTTGAGCTCGTCGGTGCCGGTGTCCGGCTGCTGATCGGCGGGCTGGCGCTGAGCCGACTTGGTGATCTCGCCACTGACGGTGTCGATCACTTCTCCGGGTTCGTGTTCCAGAGCCTGCTGGCCCGCGCCCGGCACCTTGTCGGTGACTTCCTGCTGGCGCCGCAGCACGTCGAGGTCGACCGTGAACGAGCCGTCGGCGTCGCGCTTGGCATCGATGACGTCCTGCAGCTCTTCAGCGGTCTGCAGGCCCATGCCGAGGTCCGGCGCATAGGCGCGCTGCCAGAATGCGGCGGCGCGGTAGATGAACATCTGGTCCGGCATCGTCTTCCACTTGCTGCCGTTCTTCGCTGCCCAGCCTTCGTCGTTCACCATTTTCCAGGTGACCCAGATGCCGTCGAGGCGTTCGCCGGTGGACTTCTCAATCGCCCAAGCCCGGCAGCCGTAGTCGGAACTGCCTGGTTCGCCTTTCCACTCGTAGCGCATTGAGGAGAAGCGACCGCAGGTGTTCACCGTGGCGATCAGAAACTTACTCGACCAGCCCGGGGTGCCATGCACGATGTAGAGGTTCTGCATGACCATTAGCGGGTTCGCGCCCATGCGCTGGGCCATGTCCAGCGCAATCATGCAGTTGGGCAGGTTGCCCTGGTACTGCTTGGGCACCAGGTCAGCCTGGCTGAAGGCCTTGGCGATGCGCTGCATCAGCTCGAAGCCGTCCATGTTGAAGAACGACATAGCGACAGGTGCCTTGTCGCGCTGACGCGGAGCCACGGCTTGCGTCTGCAGGGTTTCGAGGGTGGTTGTCTGGCTCATGGTGTCTCCGGTCATTCGTGGTAAGGGCAGGTCCGCCAGCGCGGACAGTACTTCGGGCTGCAAAGTGGGCTTTGCGGGTTCGGCGGGAAGAGGCCGGAACGGAACATGTCGGCCGCGAACTTGATCAGGCCGTGGTGCGACTCGCTGCCAGCCATCATCTGGCGCGCGCCGACGATCTCGCCGACTGCCGCCTCGGGCTTGCCCTTGGTCTTCAGGCCGATGATCTCGGCCGGCGCGGTGATCGCATCGCCGGTGGTGTGCTCGTAGAGCAGTTCGTAGGTGCCGATCTGGGCCTTGTTCCCCTTGGTCTTGGCCACGCCCTGGCTCACCGCAGCGCCGCCGGTCTTCACGTCTGCGATGCCGACGCCGTGGCTATCGCGCTTGATGCGGGCGCGGTCGAGCTGGCCAGTGAGGCGGACGATGACCCCGCCGCCGCAGTCGATCTCCATCGGCTTGGTCGTCAACTCGACGGCGACGAAGTCGTAGTGCGGGCTGATGTCGTTGCAGTACTTCGTGTGCAGCGTCAGTCCGGTGGACTCGGCTTCGCGCGGGCTGATGTCGGAGCCGCGCCAGTCGACCTCGAACTCCGGCTGCTGCAGCGTGTGCACCAGCAGTTCCGAGGCGTCGTAGGCGCTGATCGGCTCGCCGTTGACCCGTGCCGCGTCGAACGCGGCGGTGCTGGCGTGGATCGCGGTACCGAGCAGCGCCCGGGGGGATGAAGGGCTGCGCATCTTCAGGAGGTGTACGCCCTCCCACTTGAACGCGCAGTCGAACAGCGCGCCCCAGGACGAGGCGCGCACGGTGATGGTTTGCATGGTTGGCTCACTTCCCGGCGATGGGTGCCGTGGCGGGTTGTTCGGCGGTGATCAGACCGCCCCAGGCAGAGGCGAAGATGAGCAGGATGTAGAAGGCAGTCATGGCCAGTGCGCCGAGGAGGGTGGCTTTACGCTTGGCATTCACGACGCACCCCCAGGCACTTCCGGCCGCGCTTGATGGTCAGCGCCATGCGATGCGGCAGGTTCACCACCAGGGTCTCGCGCGGCAGGCCGAGCACCGCAGCGATGTCGGCGCCGGCCGGCATCACCAGGTCGTCGAGTTGGTCGTCGATGATCGAGCGAACGGGGCGGGTGGTCATAGGTCGATGCTCCTCAGTTCCTGCTGTCTCGCATCCGCTGCGGCGTCGAGCCGGCGGCGCATGTCGTCGTATTGCCGAGTGCCGATGGCGTCCAGCGTGTAGGCCATCTCGATCTGGCCGCGCCATACCAACTGGTCGTGGCGCGGGATCACCGACCGACGCATTGCGACGATCGCTTCCTCGATCACGCCCTCGGCGCGCTCATTCGCCCAGGCCATCGTCGGCCTCCTGCTCTTCGTCCTCGGGCTCCGGTTCCGGCTCCGGCTGGTCCCAGAGCGGGTCTCTGGCGAAGTCCCAGGCGTGCTGGGCGTTGCTGCAAGCCGCGCGGTTGCGGCGCTCGCGGTATGTCCACATCGGGATGCTCTCCGTGGTTCACCTGCATTCGGCTGAACGCTCACGCCGCCGGGCTTGCCCGATGGGGAAGGCGGGGAGCGTTCATGCGAATGCGGGCGGTGAAAAAAGCCCGGCCAGAGCCGGGCGAAGAGGGGGAACGCTGCATGCGCAGCGGGGAGTGATCTGACCGGTCGCGACTCCGGCTCTGGCATCAGTGCGCTTCTCGGGTGTTTGCCGCTGTTGCGGTGACTGTGCTGATGCCCGGAACTTCATCGGCCATTGGCCGCCCACGTGCGCGCTTGTTCCCGCGCTTCCCGCGTGTCTCCAGGGAGCTTTCGGCTCCCAGCTTCCACGCCGCAGATCACTCCCCGCTGCGCCCTGGCCGATCCAGGAGCAGGAAAGAGAAGGGCGCCGCCAAGCGCCCTGTCTCCACTTACATGCACCGCCTTATGTGAAAGCGGTTGGGTACAGGCTCGACCGCATGTTGGCGATCTGCCGTTGGGGCTGGGCTACATGTCGGTATCCTCCGTTGTGCGCGCCGTTCGACCGGCGGGCGCTCGCCGTGGGTTAAACGCCCGGCAATGGGCCAGGAGCCGAAGTCAGGAGATCGCAGTGCAGGACCGCAACGCGACCGGCGCCGATTGGCCTTCGATCCAGATAACCGCGGCCCCGCCGAGCGACACGCTGGCCCGGCCGACGGTGCGGGTGCGCTGCGGTTCGGCCCCGCGGTACGGCCGGTATTCGATCAGCGCTGGCGCCGGGTGCTCTCGGTTCCAGGCCTCGACCAGCTCCGCCGGCGGCACCGGACGGACGTTGCCAATCTGCTGGTAGATCTCGGAGCGGTGGATGGCGACGTCGTCCGGGGCGGTGATGCCGAGGCGCACCTGGTCGCCTTGGCTGCTGAGGACCGTGACGGTGATGTTGTCGCCGATATGCAGGGTTTCGCCGGGGCGGCGGGTCAAGATCAGCATGGTGTGACTCCGTTCGGGGTGGTGGGTGGCCGTCAGCCCAAGCGATCCGGGACGACCTTCATTGCCTCGGCGACGAGCTTGTGGGCCCCTTCGGAGTCCACCGTGGCGAACCCCTTTTCGGCGTGGTCCCACTGCTCATCCTCGTCGCCGGGGAAGTTGCTGCACGCCACTGAACAGACGCCAAGCCCGTCGGGCTTGAAGTAGAGGCGCACCTCTGGGCCGTCATCCCCGCGATCAAGCATCACGAGCACCTGGCCCAGGTCTTCGAACTCGAACAGCTTCGCGAACTGCTTCATTTCCTCTCCTTTCACGGTTGGCAGCCGGCCAGCGCGCCGAAGACCACGCGGGCGGTGGTCGCGAGGCCGACCATGAAGATGGCCAGTCCCAGGCCGAGCAGGGCACCCTCACCCACGGCTTTCAAAGTTCTTCTGTTCACGTCTTGCCCTCCAGGGCGTGTTGACTTCCCGTCTGGCCCTCGGTGGAGGGCCAGCCAGTGAAATCGGTGTTGCTCCCGCGTTCGCCTACTGGGCTTCTACAACCCGCGGGTGGTGCTTCTGGTGTCTCCGTAAACCGCTCAGCCGGCATGCCGAACGTCGCAGTCTTCTTGCTCGGACGCTGTTACCCGCCACCTGCGCCTGGGCGATGATTTCTGTCCTCACTGCAAGCGCTTTCGGCGCCTGTCCGCTGTGTTCCCCACCTTTCGGCGGTACCAGGTACAAAGCCACCATCTGAGTGACCCTGGCAGGGAGCGTGAGCAGTGCAGACCCTCGGCGCGCGATTCCAGATGCGTCGCGTCAGCCTTGAGCCTGGCCGGCAACCAGAGGCCGGCATGGGTTCCCAAATTGTCAAAAGAGCGCGGCTCGGTGGCCTGGCCAGCGGTGTGTTGCTGGTGTGAGACTGAATATAAGCGTGCTTATTTTGAGTGTCAATAAGTCTGCTTATATTTTGATATGAGCGCTTACCGAATTCGGGCTTGCTCTCTTCAGGGATATTGAAAATACTGTATAAAAAAACAGTATTTGGAGGTTGGCATGGCTGCGCAGAAGAAGAACAACCAGGGGAAAGGACAAGTCTCGCCAGTGGAGAAGGTGCGTCTCCGGGTATCAGCGATGATCAATAGTCCGCGGGCTCAGGTGGAGCGCCGGGCGTCGATCTGGAAGGCGCAGGGGGATTCGGAAGAGGCCTGGCAGCAGGTGCTGGAGGAGTTGGCCGAAACCGATGGACTCGAGATGTCGCTGGGGGAGGACGGAGTGGTTACGCTCACCTGGGAGGCGGGAGACGAGGAGGGCGTTGAAGTGGTCGATGGGATCGAACTGGTGCAGGAGCCGGACATGGTGGTTCAGCGCCTTCACGAGGAGAGGGCGTAGGCTGAGGTCGAGCCAGCGGGCCGGGGGGACTCAGGCGGACTCTGGATGTGGGGTCAGGCGAGGAAGGACTGCGCTGTATCGAGCTCACCGCCGGGGCGGTCGTCTACTCAGCGCTGAGTTGGGAGTGAAGGGTAGGAACGAAAAGGCCGCGCCGGGGAAGGTTCCGGCGCGGCCTGGTCCTTTCGGTGTTGTGCCTTCAAGGACACCTCAATGTATCAAATGCGCGGCTGAAGTGAAAAGGCCGCACTGGAGTCGAGGCGCGGTCTGTTGCCGGGCTGCTGTCATCCCTGGCCGGCGGAGGGAATCTGTCAAAGGCGGGCAGGGACGAAAAGCCCCGCGGGTGCAGGGCTTATGATTCAGAGGCTGGTGACTAGATCAGAAATCGCTCGCTGGTAACGCTCGATTGGCTCGTTATTGACCTGAGGCTTCGTGTCGTAGACCTCGTAGCTGCCTGGCTTCACATCGTACAGAGGCAGACCTAGGTGCGAGGAAACAATCGCAACAGAATGGTTGTCAGGCACTTCAAATCGCTGCAATTCACCACTCTGGAAAGCGCTTGGCTTCTTGTCTTTCAGATTTCTCGCTCGCGCTTCGATATTGTCGAACATGGCTGAAAATGCCTTGCTCGCCTTTTTGTCGTATTGCGTAGAGCGATTGAAGACGAAGGAGTGAATAACAGGGACCGGAGCGCCAAATTGATTACTTCGGTCAAAGAAGCTAACGGCCTTGTAGGCGTCCTGAACATCAATCCCGTAGACCAGTTGACCAAGGTTGTCGATCGCTCGCGCGGAAGAGCCATCGCTCGAACATGGGACGATAATCTGGTTGGCAGCCAGAAGCGCGAGTTCAGTGTAGGCCGCGAAGCTGGGATTGCAGTCGATGAAGCAGGTGGTTTCTTGCTCACCAAGGTAATTGCCACAGGCCGTTACCAGATCCTTGAGCCAGAGGTGGACATTCTTCCAAGAGTCTGCCGGCAGGCTGACGGCGCTCAATTGGTTGATTACAGGAGCCTGGACCTCAAGACTTGGATCACCTGCCAGGCAGTAAAGATTGTCTGGCATGTTGGCGTTGTGATCCTTCCCTTTCACCAAAAAAGACGTCTCACTACCCGTAATCGCATGTGCGCTACGTGTGCGGGCATCAAAATACCCGCCGATGGTTTTGCGCTGAGCAATGAGCTTTCCAAGCGCAGCGGCACCTTTGCCGTTACCGCCAAGAATGATCTCCGAAAGGTTGGCCTGCGGGCACATGTCAGCGACGATGACGCGCTTTTCAGGATGAATTCGTGCATATTCTGACGCGATAGCAAACGTCAGGTAAGTCTTACCGACCCCACCTTTGTTGTTCCATATCGCATACGATTTCATGTTTGCACCTGTCCCGGCCGTTACCTTTTTCGTGCCTTTCATTCTATCAGAACTCCCCATTATTTCGGCTGATCGCCGCAATTCCTTTCGCTCGTTGTGATTGGCGACTGACTGACTCCGCTCGCCCCACGATCCTCCACGCGCCTACCTACAGATCCCCACCCCGCCAGATGACCTTGCCTGTCAAAGCTTTCTGAAGTTCCAGGCTCCCAGGACCTTGGCCTGGAAATGGACGTCCTCCATTCGGGCCTTCTGCGGCTCGAAGGACTTGTTGTCCGACACCAGCAGGTAGTGCTCGGCATCGTGGATCTGCACCCGCTTCACGAACAGGTGCTGCAGCCAGGTGAAGACGTAGACGCCTTCCTCGACGAAGTCGGTAATGCCCATGTCGACGAGGATCGGGGACTTGTCCTCGATGGTGCCCAGCATGCTCTGGCCCCACCCAGTGATGATCTTGAGGTTGGCCGGATCGGTGTACTTCAGGCCGAGATCATCCAGTTGGACCTTGTCGACGACCAGATTCCTGACGAACTCGCGGTACTCGGCCGGCACCTGGCCGCCGCCCATGGCAGCGCGCACGTCGTACTGGGCGATCGAGATCGTATTTCCTTTCACTAGGGTGGTGCGGCTGAAGTCAGCGTGAATCACGTTGCTTTCGGCTGGGCCCGCATCACTCTCGGCGGCGTTAAGAATTCTTTCCCTTGCTTCCGCTGAAAGCTTCTGCGCCGCCTTGCTTGCCAGCATGCTGCGGACGATGTCAGCAGCAGACGACGCTGCTTGATACTCGGCGCTAGGCTCTCGGACAGAAAGCCCGGGCGGCTGACCAGTTCCTTCAGCCAGCCATTCCGGATCGACCCCACAGACGTTCGCTATCTTCAGAAGATGAACACTCTGCAAATTCTCGCCTTTCTCAAGCTGAGAGATCACCGGCTGCGAAACGCCCACAGCCTCTGCTAGCTGTCGCTGGGTAAGGTCCGCGTGCTTGCGGGCTAGCTTGATTCGGTCTTTGAGTGCGCTCATCCGGGGCAATCTATAAGCGCCCTTATGGACTTGCAAATAAGCCTCCTTATTAATAGGATATAAGTGTGCTTATCTAGAAGGTCCATAGAAATGACCCCCATCGAAAAGCTTGTTTCTTACTTCGGCGACCAGACGAAGACGGCCAAGGCCTTGGGGGTTTCCCAGGCTGCGGTTTCGTACTGGCTGGCGGGTATCTACGTAATGCGCGCCGATCTGGCCTTCAAAGCAGAAGAGCTGACTGGTGGCGCCGTGACCGCCAAGGAACTCTGTGCTCGTCCCGTTGCAAATAGCGTCGTTGCTTGATCCCGACCAATCTACCGGCCGGGAGGCCCGTCATGACGAATCAAAAAAGAATCACTGTTCAAGAGGCTGAAAACCAGGCTGCGCACCGCCGCCAGATCGAACTGATCTTTGCCCGGGCCTGTGCTGAGTCGCTGAAGGAATCGGTCGGTTTCATCTTGCGTGACGACTTGAAGGAGGAGAAGGCCAGGGCTCACGGCGAAGCATTTGCCTCGGCCTTCGTATTCATGTCGCGCTACTTCACATCCGAAGCGGCTGCGTCACAGCAGGATGAGATTGCTTCTCGCCAAGACCACTCGCGTAGTACTCCCGAAGCTGCATCTCAAGCGAGCGAAGCATCTCTTTGTCCAGAGTTGCTGTCGTTGCTGAAAACCCAAAAGTCGACCCAGGAACGTATCGACCAGCTATTAGCGCGTTGAGGGTGTCGCGTGCCATTTGCTCTACAGATTTTTCGGTCATGTCCGGCCTCCGATGGCCTTTTCGTGTGGAAGCAAAAAGCTACCACGGATGTGCCGGACTCCATCTTCCGCCGATCCCGAGAGTCGCTCGGGGTTGAGAAAGGCTAATCCCGGAGAAACGCCACGTCATGCGAAGCGAATCGCACACCCTGATTTCCACGCTGCTCGGCGTGGTGAACCAATGGCGCCGCCGAGAGGGGTGGAGCCGAGAGACCGTCGTCCAGCACATCGTGGAGGCGCACGAGCGCATCCAGGGAGCGCTGGTCACCGGCATCATCTTCGACCCGCCAACACGCGATACAACCGAGCGGATGAAGGTCAACGCCGACCGCGTGTTCCGCTGGCTCGACGACGGAACCAAGGACACCAACCTGGTGCCAGCGAACTTCGTACCCAGCATCCTCGCCGCGCTGCCGACTGACCTGAAGGTCCAGGCCCTGGGCGACATCCTGACGCCGTTGGGAGTGTCGGTGCGCTTGATCGGCGGCGATGCCGGCCAGCGGCCGGAGGTGCTCTGCATGCTCCGGACACTCATCAAGGAGAACGGTGAGGCACAGCAGGCTGTTGCCAACCTCGTCGACGGCGCTGATGACCAGGAACTGCAGGAGGCCCACCGGGAGCTCTCCGAATCCAGGGCGGCGACCGATGAGGCGCTGCGGATGATCGACCAGATGCGCCGGCCGCGCCTTGTTCAGGGGTAGCCGTGCCGTCCTTCCAGATTGGCCAGCCGGACGGCGAAGAATTCCGTGGTCCGGACGCTCGCCCGGTCACCGAGGTACTCGATTGCGTGCTGAGCGGGCTCGGTAGGTCCGCGCCAGTTCCGGCGGGAAGCGTCGAGTTTCACCAGCAGATGGCTCTGCAGGCCGCCCAGCAGATCAAGCAGAGCTACAGCCATATCGCGAAAGAGAAAGCTCGCCGGGAGTGCCTTGCGCATCTCCGGGCATCGTTACGCAGGCCGAAGGAGGCCTTCCATGTCGCTCCCTGAGCCATTGGTCCCGCAGGAAGTTGACCTGCGCGGGCTGACATTTATGCCGCTGGATGTTGCCAGGCTGCGCGATAGCGACCTAGCCATCGAGGCTACCGGCGACGAATTTCGCGCCGCAGTCCTGCTGTGGTGTGCCTCTTGGGGACAGGTTCCAGCCGGCTCCCTACCAAATTCCGACACAGCTCTTGCTACCTATGCCGGGTATGGCCGAGGCGATATCAAGGGCTGGCGCAAGGTACGTGAGGGCGCCTTGAGGGGCTTTATCGAGTGCTCCGATGGCCGTCTTTACCACCCCGTCGTGGCCGATAAAGCCTTGGAGGCCTGGGCCGAGCGCGTCGAGTATCGCGAGGCCAAGGACAACGAAAAAGCCCGGAAGCAGAAGGAGCGCGAGGACCGCAAGCGGATGTTCGATGCGCTCCGTGCAGTTGGGATCGTCCTGCCCTGGAACACCCACACGTCAGAGCTCAGGTCACGCTTCGAGAAGATCGTTAAACCTGTGACAAGTCACGAACCTGTCACTGTGACAGGTCACGCACCTGACACGGCTAAGACAGGGACAGGGACAGGGACAGGGACAGGGATTAAAGATCAAGAGCTAAGTCCTACTGACGTAGGACTCGTTGACGCTTCGCCTCAACCCGGTCAGTCGAACGACCAAGACCTGTTCGAACCTGATCAACCCGAACACCTCAACGGCCACCAGCACGGAATCAAGCCGTGCCCGGCACAGGCCATCGCAGACCTGTACCACCAGGTGCTGCCAGAGCTCCCAGCAGTCGCCCTGCTGAACGACACCCGGCGGCGCCACCTGCAAGCCCGATGGCGGGAGCACGAGGCCCACCGCTCGCTGGACTTCTGGCGAGAGCTCTTCGAAACCGTCAAGGCCTCCCCGTTCCTGATGGGGAATGTCCCCGGTCGCAACGGTGCGAAGCCATTCCGCGCCACGTTCGACTGGATCATCGCGCCGTCGAACTTCGTGAAGATCGTCGAGGGAAATTACCATGCGTGACCCGTTCAGCCTGGAAGCCGAGCATGGCGTTCTGGGTGCCATGCTCCTGCGCAACGAGTTGATCGACGTGCTGTCGGCAGACCTGACCCCGGAGGATTTCTACTGGCCAGAGAACGGCGACCTGTACCGCGCCATCCTGGCTCTGCACAGCGACAGCCAGCCGGCAGACATCGTGACTGTCGGTGAATTTCTGGGCGACCGGTACCAGGTCCAAACCACTGACGGCGTGATCACCGGGATGGCCTACATCGGCCAGATCATCCAGAACACGCCCAGCGTGGCGAACGCCGGAACCTACTCGCGGATCGTTCGGGAGCGAGCGGTTGACCGAGCTCTGGCGGCTGCGGGGGACAGACTCCACGAGCTGGCACTCAGCGAGGCCGCCCAGGCCGACAAGGTCGGCGCCGCCCAGGCCATGGTCATGGCGCTGGACTCGAAGACCTCGACGCACGAGGTGCGCCATGCCGCTGACGTGCTGACCGACCACATCGAGGAGTTGCAGCGCCGCTCCGACCTCGGCGGGAAGCTGGATGGGCTGTCAACCGGCATCGGCGACCTGGACCAGAAACTGATGGGTCTGAAGCCTGGCGACATGGTCGTGATTGCTGGTCGTCCTGCGATGGGCAAGACCGCCCTGGCGATCAACATCGCCGAGCATGTCGCCTGCGACCTGGGTGACCCGGCCCTCGTGGTCTCGCTGGAGATGACCAACGGCGGGCTGATGGATCGCATCCTGGCATCCCTCGGTCGCATCCCGCTGACCGCGATCAAGGACGGCTCCGCACCGTCCAGCCACGGTGCCGAACTGGGATCTGCCTCGCTGAAGGTCAAGCGCTCGAAGTTGTACATGGCCGATCGCCCCGGGCTGAACGCCGCTCGACTGCGGGCCCTGGCCCGGCGTCACAAGCAGCGCCATGGGTTGAGCCTGCTGGTGGTGGACTACCTGCAGCTGCTGGAGAGCTCCGGCAAGTCCACTCGCACCGAGGACGTCAGCGACATGTCCCGCCAGTGCAAGCTGCTGGCGATGGAGCTTGGTATCCCCGTGATCGTGCTGTCGCAGCTCAACCGCTCCCTGGAGCAGCGGCCGAACAAGCGACCGATGATGTCGGACCTGCGCGAGTCCGGGGCGATCGAGCAGGACGCCGATGTGATCATGTTCGTGTACCGCGACGAGGTCTACCACCCGGATACCCAGTACCGCGGCGTGGCTGAGTTGATCATCGCGAAGCACCGCAACGGCGAGCCAAGCACTGTTCGGTGCGCGTTCCTGGGTAAGTACTCGCGATTCGAGCAGCTCGCTCCGGGCGCGCTGGACGAGTTCGATTTCGACGAGCCTCAGCAGGCGCCGAAGGTCACCAGCATGGCGGAGCGCTACCGCGGGATGAAGGGAGGGCGCGCCAATGGCTGACCTCCGCCCGGTGATGTTCACCGTACCCGGCGAGCCGGTGGGGAAGGGGAGACCGCGTATCGGTCGCGTCGGCGCCCACGCCAGGATGTTCACGCCGGCGAAGACGGCGGCCTACGAAGGCCTGGTAGCCATGGCTGCCCAGGAAGCGCTCGCAGGACGCCCCCTGATCGCCGGCCCCGTGCTCATCGAACTGCGGATGTTCCACCCCATTCCGCGGTCCTGGTCGAAGAAGCGCCAGGCCATGGCCTTGGTCGGCGAGGTCATGCCTACCGTGAAATGCGATGCCGACAACTGCCTGAAGGCGGTGTGTGACGCGCTCAATGGGGTGGCCTGGAAGGACGACACCCAGGTCGTCAACGTGATGCTGGCGAAGCGGTACGCCGAGGTACCGCGCGTCGAGGTGAAGATTGTTCCGCTGATGGCCCAGGGAGCGCAGCGGTGACTACAGGAAACTACAGGGGAGAGTCGAAATGAGACTGATCAGCGCGCGCCAGGCTTGGCAGGACGCGTACCACATCCCGGGTGCGTCGGTGATGGCGAAAGCCATCGAAGACGCCGAAGAGGCGACACGGAAGACCAGGGCGAAGCGCCGCAAGAAACTGGTGGCCCGCTTCCCCGAGGGGTACCAGGGCGAGAGCAAGGAGCCGGAGGGCCTGTTCCCCATCGACTCCCAGATCATCGCCGCCTACGAGACGCGGACCGGGCGGGCCGCGGGAAACCTGAACCGCTGCCAGCACATGCTCGCCGCCGGCAAGGTGATGCATGCGATCAGCACGCTTCCGGCGCCGCTGCAGCACCTCGGCCACTTCCTGTACTCGCCGCTGGCGAACGGGGTCGACCAGAACCGCGCGCAGTCCTTCCTGTACTTCTCGGCGGATCTCCCGAAGATGAACAAGCCCCGCCAGGAGGTCGCTTACTGGGTGGCCTTGGCGGCGATGCACTCGTGGAAGGACATGGTGAACGGCCGGGAGGAGTGGTGGCCTGGCAAGGTAATCCAGTTCCTGGCGGACTGGCCGGGGTTCGTACTGTACGCCGCGAATTGGGAGCGTGACTGGGCGGCGATCTGGGAGATTTTCATGCAGGAGCTCAACCGACTGGACGCCCAGGCTCTGGTGCCGGTGGCGCAGGTGGTTGCGGCCCAACGGGACGCCGCTTGACATTTTGATAAGAGATTTGGGAGTATTTTCCCAGTTTGCGAAGTAGCACCCAATCAAAAGATTCCCCCGAAAACCCGGCCCTGGCGCCGGGTTTTTTCGTTTCTGGAGTACCCCATGGCTGAACCGACGAGCAGCGGAGCAGTAGCAGCAGCCGGCGCCGTCGGGCTCACTGCCACCGCAATCATCCCCGGAGTCGACGTAAATGCGGTGATCGGCGGCTTCGCCGGCGCGCTGCTGTTCGTGCTCTGGGCTCACGACCTGACCATGGCCAGGCGCCTCGGCTACCTGCTGGCGTCCTGGGTGGGCGGCTACTACGCCGCCACCGAGGCTGTCGGGCGGGGCGCGACCCAGTTCTCCGGACTTCCCGCGCTGGTCACCGCCGCGCTGATCGTCACCATCCTGATCGGCGTGCTCGACTGGATGATTGGTGGCCGCGCGCCGGCATGGCTCCAGATCGTTCTGCAGCGCATCGTCGGCATGATCGGAGGCCGGAAAGATGGTTGACCTGGTGACCCTGGCGGCTGCGGCCGTCTGCGGCGCTATCAGTTGCCGCATCTTCACGTACCAGCGCCACGGTGCCACGTACCGGTTCGGCGTCTCGCTCTGCGCATACATCCTCGCCGCTGGGACCGGCATGCAGGCGCTGTCGATCAGCCTGGCCGTGCTGATGGCGCGCCACGCGACGCCGATATCGCCCTACCTGCTCGCGGTCCTGGTTGTGCTGCTGGTGCTGGTCTACCGCAACAAGGGCAACATCGCGCCCATCCTGAGGCTCAGTTGAGGTGATCCATGGCGCTAACAGCAAAGCAGCGCCGCTTCGTCGCCGAGTACCTGCTCGACCTCAATGCGACCCAGGCGGCAATCAGGGCCGGGTACAGCAAGAATCGCGCGTCCGAGATCGGTTACCAACTGCTGCAGAAGCCGGACATCACGTCCGCCATCCAGGAAGCTATGAAGCAGCGCTCCGAGCGCACCAGGTCTGACGCCGACTACGTCGTCCGGCGCCTGGAGGAGATCGACCAGATGGACCTCCTGGACATTGTCAATGATGACCTGACCCTGCGCCCGCTCAGCCAGTGGCCCAAGGCCTGGCGCCAGTACCTCAGCGGCTTCGACCTGGCCGAGATGTTCGAGGGCAAGGGCGACTCCCGCGCGGCGGTCGGCATCCTCAAGAAGATCAAATGGCCGGACAAGGTGAAGAACCTGGAACTGCTCGGCCGGCACCACGGCGTGTTCACCGACAAGTTCGAGCACTCTGGCCCCGGCGGCGGGCCCATTCCCACCATGCCGACCATGATCGAACTGGTGGCACCTGGTGAAAGCACGGATTGAACTCCCACCAAAGCTGATTCCGGTCTTCTCCGGGCCAGCACGGTACCGCGGCGCCTACGGCGGGCGGGGCAGCGGTAAGACCCGCAGTTTCGCGAAGATGGCGGCGATCCGAGCCTACATGTTCGCCGAGGCTGGCATCTCCGGGCAGATTCTCTGCGGCCGGGAGTACATGAACAGCCTGGAAGACTCCTCCATGGAGGAGGTCAAGCAGGCGATCCGGTCCGAACCCTGGCTCAACGCCTACTTCGAGATCGGCGAGAAGTTCATCCGCACCCGCAACCGACGAGTGTGGTTCTCGTTCTCCGGCTTGCGCCACAACCTCGACAGCATCAAGTCGAAGGCGCGCATCCTCATCGCTTGGGTCGATGAGGCCGAGAACGTCAGCGAGATCGCCTGGCAGAAGCTGCTGCCGACGGTCCGCGAGTGCGACTCCGAAGTCTGGATCACCTGGAACCCGGAGAAGGACGGCAGCCCGACCGACACTAGGTTCCGGAAGAATATTCCGGCCGGCGCCAAGATCGTCGAGCTGAACTACACGGACAACCCTTGGTTCCCCGATGTCCTCGATCAGGAGCGCCTGAACGACCGGGAGACGCTGGACGACCAGACCTATGCCTGGATCTGGGATGGCGCCTACCGTGAGAACAGCGACGCGCAAATCCTGTCCGGCAAGTACCGGGTAGCCGAGTTCACGCCGGGCCCGGGCTGGGACGGCCCTTACTACGGCCTGGACTGGGGCTTCAGCCAGGACCCTACGGCCGGCGTGAAGCTCTGGGTGCATGACCGCCGGCTCTGGGTCGAGTACGAGGCCAGCAAGGTCGGCCTCGAAAACGACGACATCGCCCAGTTCATGATCGACCGTCTGCCTGGCATCGAACTGCATGCCGTGCGGGCCGATTCGGCCAGGCCGGAGACAATCAGCCACGTCAAGAGCAAGGGGCGCGACCACAAGCGCGCCAACTTGCCGCGCATCGAGCCGGTGGCGAAGTGGCAAGGCAGCGTCGAGGACGGCATCGCGCATCTGCGCAGCTATGTCGAAATTGTCATTCACGTGCGCTGTACCGGCTTCCTGCGCGAGGCCCGGCTCTACAGCTACAAGGTCGACCGCCTGACCGGTGACGTGCTCACCGAGATCATCGACAAGAACAACCACTTCATGGACGCGAGCCGCTACGCGTTGGGCCCGCTGATCAAGCGCCGCGGCGCGGTCGGTATGCTGCTACCAGGAGCCCGCTGATGGCCATCTTCATCCTCAAGGAGCGCGCAACCAGCCGCTCCATGGTGGTCCGTGCTCGCTGCACGTCCTGCGCCCGCACCGTGGCGGTCGAGAACGCTGGCGCCGAGGGGACGATGGTCTGGCGCGACCCCAACCTCTCTTCTGTTGAACTGGTCCGCGAAACGGACAAGCCAGGCCTCATCCTGAAATCGGACTGATCATGACTGACAAACTCGACCTCGCGGTCAATCACGCGATGAGCAGTGCTATCGCGCGTGCGCGAATGAGCCTGCTGAACCAGGGCATCGGCCATGACGCCAAGCGGCCGCAGGCATGGTGCGAGTACGGTTTTCCCCAGGAAATCACGTTCAACGACCTGTACACCATGTACCGGCGGGGCGGCATCGCCCATGGCGCGGTCGAGAAGATCGTCACCACGTGCTGGAAGACAAATCCGCAGGTCATCGAGGGCGACGATCAGGACCGCTCCAAGGACGAAACCGAGTGGGAGAGGAAGAACAAGCCATTGATCGCAGGTGGCAGGTTCTGGCGGGCTGTCTCCGAAGCCGACAGGCGCCGCTTGGTGGGTCGGTACTCCGGGTTGCTCCTCCACATCAGGGACAGCCAGCCCTGGGACAGGCCCGCCAGGGGAAAGCTCAATGGCCTGGCGAAGGTCACCCCGGCCTGGGCTGGGTGCCTTAAGCCGAAGTCGTTCGACGAAAAGCCGGATAGCGAGACCTACGGGCAGCCCACCATGTGGGAATACACCGAGGCTTCCCAAGCCGGCCGCCCTGGCCTGGTGCGGGATATCCATCCGGATCGGGTGTTTATCCTCGGCGACTGGACCGGCGATGCAATCGGCTTCCTGGAGCCTGCCTACAACTCCTTCATCAGCCTGGAGAAGGTCGAGGGAGGCAGTGGCGAATCGTTCCTGAAGAACGCTGCACGCCAGCTCCTGCTGAACTTCGACAAGGAGATTAACCTCGGCGAGATCGCCAGCACCTACGGCGTGACGCTCGATGCGCTCAACGAACGCTTCAACGAGGCGGCGCGTCAGCTAAACCGCGGAAACGATGTCCTGCTTCCAACCCAGGGTGCGACCGTCACGCAGATGGTGTCCGCCGTTTCGGACCCTGGGCCTACGTACAACGTCAACCTGCAAACCGCCGCCGCCGGCGTCGACATCCCGACCAAGATTCTGGTGGGCATGCAGACCGGCGAGCGGGCGAGCAGTGAGGACCAGAAGTACCACAACGCCAGATGCCAGGCGCGCCGGGTGCAAGAACTGACGTTCGAGATCAACGACCTGTTCGCGCACCTGATGCGCATCGGCGTGGTTCCGCTGAAAGCCGAGTTCACCGCGATCTGGGATGACCTCACCGTGCCGACCAAGGCCGAGCGCTTGGCCAACTCCAAGACAATGAGCGAGATCAACAGCGCCGCGATCGGCACTGGCGAGCCCGTGTTCACGGCGGAGGAAATACGCGAAGAGGCTGGCTACGACCCGCTCCAGGGTGGTGATCCGCTACCTGACACCGAACCGGAGGATGAAGATGCCGCGCGCACCGATCCTACCGGCGAGCAGCAGTGACCCGACCGGGGTCGATCGCCTGGAAAGGGGCGCAATGCGCGAGTTCGACAGGCGCATGCGGAAGATCAGGGATGGTTACGTGGCCGCCCTGGACCGAATCCCGGCCCAGCCGGTGGTGAATGAGCAGTACACCTACCGTCTCGACCAGGCCCTTCTCTCCGCGATCTTCGCCGACACCAACCTGATGGTCGACGAGATCCTGCAAGAGGGCGGGGAGCGCGACCTCTGGTTCTTCGAATCCTATGTCGGGGTTGCCTACATCCGCGGTACCGCACAGACGCATGCCAACCTGGCGCAGCAATCGTCTGCATACCGCGCCGGCCGGGAATCGCTGGATGTCCTGCTTCGATCCGACGCCTACCGCGCGCGGATGGCGCTGCTTCGCGCTCGGGAGTTCGAGGAAATGAAGGGGCTGTCGGGCCAGGTCAAGGCCGACATGGCGCGCATCCTCGCCGAAGGCATGGGGCGCGGGAAGAATCCCCGCGAGATTGCACGGGATCTGACCGCACAGACCGGCATCGAGGCGCGTCGAGGCCATCGCATCGCCCGCACCGAGGTCACTACCGCACTCCGAAGGGCTCGCTGGGACGAGAAAGACGCTGCTGAGGCCGATTACGGCGTCCAGTCGAAGCTGATGCACATGTCGGCCCTGTCTCCCAGCACTAGGGCCACCCACGCGGCCAGGCACGCCAGGCTCTACACCTCGGACGAGGTGAGGGACTGGTACAGCCAGGACGGAAACTCGATCAACTGCAAGTGCAGCCAGGTCGAGGTCCTGGTCGATGACGAAGGGAACCCGGTTGTCCCGGCCATCGTCGAGCGCGCGCGCCGCAACTACCAAGTCATGAAAGCCAAAGGGCGCGGGCCCTGGGCGAAAGAGGATTGAGCCATGCCCATGCAGGTCAACATCACCACCCAGGTCAACAGCGCCAGTATTCGACGTGAGACCTACAACGGGCGCGAACACCTGGTTCTGCCGAGCTACACCCTGCCGGCCGGGGTGATCATGAACGGTGGTCTCTACACCGCCGAGCAGATCGACAAGCACTACCCAGGCCTGGAGGGAACGCTCGCGCCGCTCGGCCACCCGATGGTCGACGGGAAGTTCGTGTCTGCGTTCTCGCCTGAAGGGATCAACGTCGGCCACGTCGGCGCCTGGAACCGCAACGTGAAGAAGTCCGGCAACCGGGTCTACATGGAGAAGTGGGTCGACGTCGAGTTCGCCAAGTCCACGGAAGGCGGTCGTGAATTGTTGCAGCGCGTCGAGGCGCTGGAGAAGGGGGATGACGTCCCCCCGATCCATACCAGCGTTGCCGCATTCCTCAACCGCATCGAGCCGAACGAAAGCCAGCGCGCCCAAGGCGCGGAGTGGGTCGCCGACATCCAGAGCATGGACCATGACGCGATCCTGCTGCATGAGGTAGGGGCGGCCACTCCTGAGCAGGGCGTCGGCCTCATGGTGAACGCGGACCAGGCTGTGCCGCTTCAGCCGAACTCCGGCGCCCTGGTTGGCGAGTCCTACCGGGAGCGTGAGCAGCGCCTGGACCGAGCCGCAAAGGAGCGATTCGCCTCCGGCCCCGACCAGTACGCATGGGTTGCCGACTTCACCGATTCCCAGGCCGTGATCAGCCTCAACGGCGGTGTGACCGAGGTGTACGGCTACAAGGTCGAGGCAGGGAAGATCGTCTTCGACGAGTCCGGCCAGCCCGTTGTCCGGCAAGAGTCCTGGGTCGCCATGGTGGCCAACAGCATCAAGAACATTTTCACCCATCGTCAGGCTCGGCCTGATCAACCTGAGAAGGAGGGCGACATGCCCCTGACCCCCGAAGAAAAGGCCGAAATCGTGAAGGAAATCGGCACCAACACCTCCAGCGCCATCAAGGAACTGGCGGACACCATCATCAAGCCCCTGGCCGACAAGGTCGACGGCCTGGTCGCCAACCACAAGGCCCTGGCCGACACGCTGACCGCCAACCAGCGCGCCGAGGAAGACAGCATGCGCGAAGCGGTCAAGGCCAAGTTCGGCGAGGTCATCGCCAACAGCCTGGCCGGCGACGCGCTCAAGGAAATGTTCAAGCAGTGCGGCGAGTCCGCCCCGCTGGGCGCCAATGCCGCCACCGACAAAGGCGGTCTCACCGCCGATATCAACAACCTGCCGAAGGAGTAAGCCATGTCTCGCTATCGTCGCGTGAACATCGACGGCAAGTCGCTGTTCAAGACCGAAACCCGCAAGACCGCCGCGGATCTCCTGCCCGGCACGTTCGCCGTGATCAATGGCAGCGACCTGTTCGCCCAGGCAAGCGCAAGCGTTGGCCGACTCTACGTCATCGACTGCGCTCACCACGAAGGTCTCAACATCCGCGATGCGGTTCCCGCCGGCCATTCGGCCGTGGGCAACTACGTCGAAGAGGGTCGCGAACTCGCCGTGCTGTGCCCGGCCGGTACCTACAAGAAGGACACGCCGATCAAGCTCGGAACCAGTGGCCAGGGTGCCATCGCGTCGAGCGATACCGACACGGTCCTCGGTTACAGCCAGGATGATGCAGTCATCGCCTCCGGCCAAACCGACTTCATCCGCATCCGCTTCCGTGTCGGCAGTGTCGCCGCCCCGGCGCCCTAATAGGAGTACGGACACATGTTCCTCACCCAGCAAGCAATCGCCGCCCATCCCCGCCTGATGGGCCACTTCCAGGAGTTGCAGGCCAACCGCAACATCTGGAACAACCAGAACGCCGCTATGCTCGCCGAGCACCGCGGCGCCATGACCCCGGGAATGCTGGCCTGCAATGCGCTGGCCGGCCTGGGTCGTGAGTTCTGGGCAGAGATCGACGCCCAGATCATCCAGTACCGCAACCAGGAGACCGGCATGGAGATCGTCAACGACCTCCTGCAGGTGCAGACCGTTCTGCCGATCGGCAAGAGTGCCAAACTCTACAACGTGGTCGGCGACATCGCCGATGACGTGTCGGTGAGCATCGACGGCCAGGCCCCGTACTCCTTCGATCACACCGAGTACAACTCCGACGGCGACCCAATCCCGGTATTCACCGCCGGCTACGGTGTCAACTGGCGCCATGCCGCTGGCATGAGCACCGTCGGCATCGACCTGGTCCTGGATTCCCAGGCCGCGAAGCTCCGCAAGTTCAACAAGCGGATCGTTGCCTACACCCTGGACGGTGCCACCAACATTCAGGTCGAGAACTACCCGGCTCAGGGCCTGCGCAACCACCGCAACACCATCAAGGTCAACCTGGGCTCCGGCGCCGGCGGCGCGAACATCGACCTGACCACTGCCACGCCGCAGCAGATCATCGACTTCTTCACCAAAGGCGCATTCGGCCAAGCCGCGCGCACGAACAAGGTCGACGCCTACGACGTGCTCTGGGTTTCCCCGGAAATCAACGCCAACCTCGCTCAGCCGTACATGATCACCATGGGCGGCGGTGCGAATGCGGTAGTGGCCGGCACCGTGCTCGATGCGGTCATGCGCTTCATCCCGGCGCGCGAGGTTCGCCAGACCTTCGCCCTGTCGGGCAACGAGTTCCTGGGTTATCAGCGACGTCGTGACGTGGTGTCCCCGCTAGTCGGCATGGCTACCGGTGTTATCCCGCTGCCGCGCCCGCTGCCGCAGGTCAACTACAACTTCCAGATCATGAGCGCCATGGGCATCCAGGTGAAGAAGGACGACGAAGGTCTGTCCGGCGTGATCTACGGCGCCAACCTGGCGTAAGGGGGGGCGATGTGCGCTACGAAGTGACCCGCGCCTGGCATGGCGTAAGCGTGGGCGACGTGGTGGAACTGGAGCACCTTCACCCGTCGCTGAAACCCAACGTGCGCCCCCTCGGCGGCGATTCTGTCCTCGAAGCAGCTACGCCGGCTGCAAGTTCGGATGTCGAGCAGAAACGCCGAGGGCGACCGCCGAAAACCGAGTGACCGGTGCGTGACGAGAGGCCGCCTGCGGGCGGCTTCGTCGTTTCTGGCCTCAGCGATGGGGCCCTTCCTTCTGGAGAATGAAATGTTTGGAAATCTGATCGACTCGGACATCCCGGCAATTCCAAAGGCTCCGCCCGCTCCCATGGAGTTCCCGGCCCCGTTCCGGGCTAGCGATGACTTCAGGCTCTGCGATGCTATCCGGAACACCGTGGATGCTGCGCAAGACGCCCAAGGTATGACGCTTCGGATTCTTCAACGACACCTCCTCCGTCTGTGCAACCTGCAGGTCGAGCAACTGGAGGGATGTGGTGATGATCACAGTTGAACAGGCCCGGCAGTACCTCCAGAGCCAGGGCATCGACAACGTGCCCGATTTCATCCTTGCGGCGTGGATCGAGCAATTGCAGCAGATCCACGACTGCCTGGATGCCCATTACCCGGCATCGACCGCGCTGCTGATTCAGGCCTACCTGCTGGCGCTGTTTGCCCTGGCACAGGCCGACAAGTACATCAGCAGCCAGACGGCACCATCCGGCGCTTCTCGATCGTTCCGCTACCAGGCCTTTGCTGATCGCTGGAAGGCGCAGTTGGCCCTGCTGAACGCCCTGGACAAGTACGGATGTACGACGGGGCTGATTCCCCCGAACCCAACCCAGACCGCACACGGCGGCCTTTGGATCGCGCGCGGTGGCTGCATGTGTGGTGACTCATGAGCACGACAGCGAATTGGAGTTACACCAACACTGCGACGGTTCGGCCGTTCCTGCACTTCGACCTTTCGACACAGGAGGCCGTTTACGGCCTCGAGTACGAGATCGCCTGCACTTGGACCGCCAAGAGCGAGCAGATGCGGGAAGAAGGTGGTCAGTCTGGGGCGCGAGGTGCCGAGTTCGTATCGCGGCACCAGATATTCACCGAGGACCGCCGGCCGAAGTACCTGGACCTGATCCAGTTCGACGGCTCCAACGGCTGGGAAGAGATTCGCTCGGTGACGAACTGGGACATGTCCTTCTTCGGCGAGCAGCCGGACTTTCTACTGGTGACTTGACATGGCAATCCAAGGAATCGACCGCGTCCGGCGGAATCTTCGTGTGGCTGTCGAAAACATCGCCGGCGGTGTTTCCGAGCGCGCAGTTTATGAGGTACTGAGCCAGGGCGCCGCAATGGCGCAGACCATGACGCCGATCGACACATCGACTCTGGTCAACAGCCAAACGGCCCCCCAGATCACTGTTGGCCCAAACGGGGTCGAGGGCAGCGTCGGTTACACCGCTGCCTACGCAGCAGCAGTCCATGAAGCACCTGGCACTCTCGCCGGCCAGCCACGGGACGAGAATGACCCTAGCCGGGGGGACTATTGGGACCCGAATGCGGAGCCTGAATTTCTCACGAAGGGCTTTGACCAGATCATTCCAGCCATCCCGGCCATCCTCCGCAGGACATACCGCGTATGACCCCCTACGACGCCTTCCAGGACTGGCTGGCTTCGATCCTGGGCGAGGGCTACCAGTACAGCCGCGGGATGTGGGTCGACCACCCCTCGCTCGACTCGGCATTCATCGCAGCGATCCAGCAAACCGGCGGTCCCCCGACCCAGGTCGACATTCGCCGCCTGCGGTTCAAGGTGATCCTCCTCGGCCCGAAGGGCGTCCGGAAACACGTTGTCGACGTCGGCAACTCAATCGAGACCCTGGCGCAGGCAGCGCTTGGTGACAGCGTCCCCTGTGGCGCCGCATCTGTTCGGGCAATCGGCGCGCCGATAGGGCCCGGATACACCACCGAAAACCGGGCCTGGTACAGCCTGGACCTTGAAGTTCTCTATTAATCAGGAGGCCAGACATGGCTTGCAAGAAGCTCAAATTTCCGGGCCGCGACGTCGTGCTCGAGTATTTCATCGGGTGTGGCGATGTGTTGCCGGCGGAGACTGACTGGCTCCGTTTCGGGTCGCTCCGCACGAAGGAGTTCACTGTCGAATGGGACACCATCGACGCAACCGATTCCGACTCGGTCGGCGCGCTGCGCGAGAACCTGGCCAGCTTCCAGACGCTGACCATTTCCGGTGACGGTACCGTGAAGTCCTCGGGTGCTGGCGCGCAGAACCTGATCGACCTGACGAAGCATGTCGTGAAGCCGGACGCGACCGGCGGGCAGCCTGTTGTCTGGATGCGCATGACCTTCCCGGACCTGACGTTCACCGCATTCATGCTCATCAGCAACCTCAGCCGCTCCGCACCATACGACGATGTCACCACCTACAGCTTCGAGGCTTCGGCGACCGCTTCGGACTTCGGCCTGATCGTCGAGGATACCCCCGACGCTGATGCGCCGGACCCGACCAGCATTCAAGTCGTGCCGGAGACTCTCTCGCTGACCGTTGGCGAGGGCTTCAACTTCGAGGGCGTCGTGCTGCCTGTTGGCGCTCCGCAAGGCCTGCGCTGGACCTCCAGTGCGCCGACCGTGGCCGCGGTGAACGCGGTTACCGGCGATGTGAGCGCGCTGTCGGCCGGCACTGCTACGATCACCGCTGCTTCCAGCGTAGCCCCGGGCGTTACCGATACCGCAACCGTCACGGTCATCCCGCTGGTGCAGGGCATTACCGTCTCGCCGACCTCCGTCTCGATCGCCGAAGGCGCCACCCAGCAACTGACCGCCGCTGTATCTCCGACCGGCGCGGCTCCTGGCCTGGTCTACGAAAGTGCGGCGCCGGCGATTGCTACCGTGAGCTCTACCGGCCTGGTTACCGGCGTTGATGTCGGTACCACCACGGTGAAAATCACCAGTGCGGCGCGTCCCTCGGTAAGCGTGACCGTTCCGGTAACCGTTACTGCACCGTGATCCTCACCGAGATCGGTGAGATAGGCGTACACACGGCCTCGGGGGAGTTCTTTCTCCTGCGGCCGTCCCTGTACGCCATGACCCAGCTCGGTACGCCGGCCGAGATTGTCGACGTCTTCGCGCGCGTCATGAGCGACCCGATCACCGAGAAGCATCAGGCGGACCAGTTCGCGGACGCCCTGGCCGTGGTGATGGCCTGTAGTGAGCAGGACCTGTCCGACGTGTTTGGCTACTACGATCAGGACCTGATCTACCGGCCAGGAACTGCGAACGTCGAGCACCTTGTACCCCTCGCGCGCTGCCTGCTGAAGCACGGCGTCACAGGAGCGCTTCCGCCACTCCCCCGGCGCCACGACGAAGAGCCGAACTACTCGGGGGAATTCGTTGCGCGGGAGTACGTCGCGACGGCGATAGCGCACCTGGGGCTGAGCGAGCGCGAAGCCTGGTCCATGACCATGACCGGCCTGATCGGCGCTCTGCGCGCGAAATACCCCCCAACCGAATCGAACGCTCCGGGCGCCAGAGCCCCGACCGCGGCAGAGCATGACGCGACGATGGAGTGGTTCGACAAGATCGAGGCCAAGCGCAAGGCGCGGGCGAAAGGAGCACCCTGATGGCTGAGAATGTCGGCAGCATCTACTACACCGTCGAGGCGGATACCTCTGGCCTTGTAAACGGCACGAATGCTGCTGACCGTTCATTGGATCAGATGCAGGCAACCATGCGGCGTGCTGATAGCGAGGCGGCACGTCTCAACACGACTGTCACCAAGCTTTCGTCGGCTATTAAGACGATCATCGCGGCGTCAGCGCTCCGCGAGATGGCCAGCATGGTCCAGTCCTATCAGGAGATGGCTGACAGGGTTCGTCTGGCGTCTGCAAGCCAGGAAGAGTATGAAAACGTACAGGCCAGACTGCTCCGTACCGCCAACGGGACATACCGAGCGCTCTCCGAGGCGCAGGAACTCTACATCCGCACTTCTGCAGGCCTGAAAGCTCTCGGATACGACACAACGTCTGCACTGGATGTGATGGATTCGCTGTCGTATGCATTCGTGACCAATGCGACCAAGGCGGATGCAGCAGAGGCAGCGATCAGCCAGTTCTCCAAGGCAATCAACACCGGCAAGGTTTCGGCTGACCAATGGGAAACAATCTCCAGCGCAGTCCCGTCTGTTATTGAGGATATCGGCGCCGCTGCAGGTAAGACGGGGGCGGAAGTCAGGAGTCTTGGTGCGCAGGGGCAATTAACGGCGCAAATGCTCACCGAGGGTCTACGTAAGTCCTTAGAAGAGAACTCCAAGGCAGCCGCCGGCATGTCCAATAACCTAACCGATGCAGGGGTCAGGATTCGCACTGCATTTACTCAAGTCCTTGTTTCGTTGGAAGACCAGACTGGTGCCCTTCAAACCTTCACCAATGGTCTTATTTCGGCTGCTGATGCGCTTCTTGAGTTCGGGCTTGACTCGGAAAAAATGGCAGCATTTCTCGACACTGCAACAGTCGCAGCAGCTTCTCTGGCCTCTGTTGTGGCTGGGCGTCTAGTTACCTCCCTGTATGCAGCAGGTGCGGCCCAAGTGCAAAGATTGCGGGCAACGCTTGAGCAGATAGCAGCTGATCGGAATGCTGCTATAGGTGCACTGCGCCGGGCAGAGGCAGAGAAGGCGGCGGCCGCCGCGGCTGTCGCTCTGGCTCAGGCGGACTTGAATGCCGCTAGGGGTTCGAATGCCCACGCAACAGCTCTAAACGCGCTGCTGGCCGCTAAAGAGCGCGACTTGGCCGCCACAAGGGCACTAACGGCTGCTCAAACAACGCTGAATGGTGTAGCAACCACCGGGACAGTGGTAATGGGAGGCCTTCGAGCGGCAATGGCGTTCCTCGGCGGACCGCTTGGGGTTGTTCTGTTGGCCGCAACCGCGATCGCAACATTTGCAACGAATGCACGGGAGGCGAAAGAGCCTACGGACCTTCTAACTCTGTCCGTTGAAAAGCTTGGACAGGCACAGCTGAAGGTTGCGCGACTGGATATCGACAAGCGAATCCAGGCAGTGAGCGACAAGCTCAAACTGCTTGGGGAAAACTATGCGTTCGCGGCAAAAGAAGCCCAGGGCTCTGGTCGAAGGGCCAATCGGTACGCTGAAGATGCCGTGCGTATCCAAGGCGCGGTCGAGGAGCTTACGCAGGAGCTTGACCAGCTACAGAAAAAACGTTCAGACGTCGACGCTGCCCTGGATAAAAAGAGTTCATCCCCATCCGGTAATGGCCCGGATCGCCAGGCAAACCCGGAGGATACAAAGGCTCTCCAGAATCTTCGCGACGAGGCTGAACTATCTGCTCTCGCGGGTGAAGAACGGGCGAAGCTTGCCGCGCGCAAAAAGCTCAGTGCTGATGCCACAAAAGAGGAGATCGCGGAGGCGGAGCGTCTCGCCGTCCAGATATTCCGCAACAGCGAAGCACGGAAGCAAGAGAAGAAGTCAGCCTCTGATACCGCCTCTACGGTCAAAAAGTCGATGGAGGAGCAGCGTCGCGCTGCCCTGGACAATGAGAAGACTATCGGAGACCTTTCCCAGCAACTGGCACAGGCTGGACTGAAGGGAAAGGAACTGGCAGAAGTTGGGGCGCAATCTCGCCTTAATCCATTCGCCACGCCGGAGCAGGTCGCCCAGGTCCGCGCACTCGCCGCGGCTCTGTACGAAGCGCAACAGATCGAAGCCAACAAGCAGTTGTTGGGTCAGATGGACCCGATCGCCGGCGAAGACCAGCGCTACCAGACCGAACTGGAGAATCTGAAAAAGCTGAACGAGGCCAAGTTGCTCGAGGACCAGCGCTACCTGGAACTCAAGACGCAGGCCGAGCAACAGCACGATGCCACGATGAAGCAACTGGAGGAGGAGCGATTCCGCCGCCAGGCTGCCGGCAACGAGATGATCATGGCAACGCTGGATCAGGTGCAGCAGGCCGGCACGAACGCTCTGACAGGGCTGATAACCGGGGCGAACAACGGTGCTGACGCCATGCGGCAACTGGCCGGCGCCATGCTGAACCAGGTCGTGGGCGCCCTCGTCAAGGTCGGCATCGAACAGGCGAAGAACTTCATCATGGGGCAGGCCCAGCAGGCGGCTGCGGCAACCACAGCCGCTGCGACCGGTGCAGCTATGGCTTCTGCCTACGCCCCGGCCGCTGCTGCCGCCTCGGTTGCGTCATTCGGTGGGGCGGCAACGGCTGGCCTGACCGCAATGGCGGCTGCCATCCCGGCGATGCTTGGCATGTTCGCTGGTGGCCGACAGTACGGCGGCCCCGTAGGGGCTGGTGGCATGTACCGCATCAACGAGAACGGCGCGCCAGAGGTATTCCAGGCTGCGAATGGCCGGCAGTACATGCTGCCGAACACGCGAGGCGAGGTGATCAGCAACGGCGACGCCACCGCGCAGGGCTCGCCGCAGATCAGCCTGCAGATCATCAACAACGGTCCTCCGGTTTCCGCCACCGCCACCATGGACGGGAACAACCTGCGGGTAACACTCGATGCGGTCGAGCAGGACTTTGCCAACAAGGTTTCGTCCGGCCAGGGGCTTTACCCGAAAGCAATCGAAGGCGCCTATGGATTCAAGAGGGCAGGGCGATGATCAAATGGCCTGATGGCCTTCCCTTCCCGCTCAGGGAGGGTTACGGCTTCAAGACGGTAGAGCCTATGGCCAGGACGTCCCTCCAGAGCGGTCGGGCACGCTACAGGCGGAACTTCAGCAATGTGCCGGTCGCACTGGAGGTTTCCTGGCTGTTCACTGCTGAGCAGGCTCGGCTGTTCAAAGGGTGGTACCGAGACGTCCTGAAAGACGGCGTCAAGTGGTTCGAGTGCGATTTGCGTACGGAAGAGGGAATCGTTCCGTGCCACCTGCACTTCGAGGGGATCTACGACGGTGGCTATCTCGTCGGGCGCGACCACTGGCGCTTCAACGCGACCGTCGTGATGCGAGAGCGCTCGATCATCGATCCTGGGTGGGCTGAGATTCTGCCCGAGTACATCCTCCTCGCTGACATCTTCGACATCGCGATGAACAGGGAGTGGCCGAGACATGGCGACGGCTCTTGAGCGGTTCTATGCCTCCGGCGGTGAAGACCTGAAGCTCGCCACGGTCGAGTTGTCTTGCCCGGCGTGGCTGGAGCCTATCCTCATCTGCCAGGGCTATGACGACATCACCTGCATGACCGAAGACGGGCGGCTACTTACGTTCATCGCTGGCGCTATCGACGTATCGATTCCGAAGCGAGACAACAGCGGAAACCAGAACGTCGGATTCGCAATCGACAACGTGACCGGATTCGCCCAGCAGCGTATCAACGAAGCCCTGGAGGCTGGCGAGTATGTGACCCTGATCCTGCGGATATATCTGGAAAGCGATCTCACAGCACCTGCTGAGCGGCCATACCGCATGAGGGTCAAGACGTCGGGTTTCGAGGGTCTCACTGTCCAGGTGGAGGCCGGTTACTACGACCTCATCAACACCGCGGCGCTGCGGCACATCTACAACGTCAGCGAGTTCCCTGGCCTCAAATACTGGCCCTGATCCCATGCCGAACAGATACCTAACCGCCATCTATACCGAGGGCGGGCGGACCCTGCCGTGCCTTGACTGCTGGGGCCTGACGCTCATCGCGCGGGTTGAGTTGTTCGGGCTGCCGATGCTGACCGACTTCGGTGGTGTCACGCGACTCACCCCGGTTTCGATGCAGCGGGCGTGCGATATGGAGATCCAGCGCGCGCTCGAGCAATGCGAGCCAGGACCTGGGGTCATCGCCGCGGCCTATAGAGGGCGTCTGCTCGATCACGTAGGTCTGCTGGTCGAGGTGGATGGTCGCCTGCGGATTCTCGAAATCAACCCGGGAAGCGGGGTGTCGCTCACTCCGCTCCAGAAGTTCTCCGACAAATACTCCAAGGTGGTCTTCTACCGTGATCGAAATCTACCCATCGCTCCTTGACGGAGAACCGCTGGAGAGGCATCCGATCGGCCGCAGGATGACGATCCATGCGTGGCTGACTGCGAATTCGCCTGGGTACCGCTGCCACGACGTTCATCCGTTCTCCATCGGTGTCGTCCCCGCCGAGGTTGCGCTCTGCGGTGACCTGACCGACAAGCAGAAAAAGGCGCATGAGGAATTCGTCCATCCCGGTGAGTGGGCCGAGCGCATCATCGACCGCGGCGACATCGTTCGGATCTACAAGCTGCCGCGCGGGACTGATCCGTTCACGATCACGGCAGCGCTGTTCAAAGGTGCGCAGTCCGTTTTTCGGATGCTCATGCCTCAATTGCCTGGCATGCCAACGAACCCCGGGCAGGGCGCGTCGCTCTCTGAAACCAGCGCGCGCGGGAACAAGGTCAAGCTCGGCGATGCGATACGCGAAGTTGCTGGCCGTCGCCTGATTTATCCCGATTACATCCTGCCGCCCAGGAAGTATTTCGCCGGCCCGCGTGAGCAGTGGACCGAAATGCTGTTGTGCATTGGACGTGGTCGATTCCAGATCGCCGAGGGTGCTGCGAAAATCGGTGACACGTCGTTCCTGGCGCTGGGCGCTGATGCCTCTTTCCAGATTTTCGAACCAGGGCAGAACGTCAGCGGGCACCCGGCATCGGTCTGGTGGCACCTGGTTGAGGAAGTTGGTGCGAGCTCAACTGGTAATGCCGGCCTGGACCTGACCGAGAGCTCCAATCTCACCCCGAACCCGTCGGCAACTACGTTCACGTTTTCCGGAACGAACATCATCATTTCTGCCGGAGCCGGGTCGTTCCCCTCTGACTGGGTTGCGGGGACGATCCTGCGGGTTGAGGCGATGTACCCCTATTCGGTGAACGATGGCGGCGGTTCTGACCGCGATGTCGTGACCGGTGACATCGCGCAACTGGGCCTGGATATCGGAGACGAGATCGAGGTTGTTGGCACCAACGGCGGCCTCTACCTGGTGAACGACATTACCTCCACGTCGATGACGCTCAACTACAGCAACGGTTCGCCGGCCAATGCGTTGCAGACCGGTTCCGGCAATGCAGCAATCGGCCCGCGCGGACTGCGCTATCGGATCACGTCCTACAGCGCGCAGCAACTCACCGTCGAGCGGCTGACCAGTGCCGGCGGTGTAGATGTGGACTGGCCTGGATTTACCGCGCTCAACTCGTCTACGTCTCGCGTCACGATCGATCCGACCAGCCTAGAAGGGGGCTGGCGCGGGCCATTCCCGGCGTGCCCTGTGTCGGAGAAGACCAACTTCGTCGAGATCGACGTATTTTGCCCGGAAGGGCTTTGCGGTGTAGGCAGGGAAGGGCAGATCTACCAGATCCGCACCTATTACGACATCCAGTGGCGAGACATGGCCATCGGCGGCGCATGGACGACGGTCAGCAAGAACCATGCTGGCAGTTCTCTCGACCAGCAGGGTTTTACGGACGGCATCCCGCTGCCGTACATGATGCGGCCCGAGTTTCGCATCAGAAAAGTGTTCGTCAACCAGGGCGGCAACTCAACATCCGAGTACCGAGACCGCACCCAGTGGTACGGGATGCGCGCGCGCCTCCAGGCTCCATCGTCCTACGCCGGCGTCACGACAATGGCTGTTCGGTATCGGTCGTCTGACCGCATCGCGGCGCAGACCGAAAGCCGCGTCTCGGTAGAGGCTACCCGCATGCTACCGACTCGGCAGAACGGTGCATGGACGCCTGAACTCGCAACGCGAGACATCGTCCCGTTCCTCTGCTATATCGCCAAGGAGCGCGGCTACACCGATGCGGATCTCGACCTCGAAGAACTGGATAGGCTGGACGCCGTCTGGAAGGCCCGCGGCGACACGTTCGACATGATCTACGAGGACGGCAAGATCACCGTCGCCCAGATCATGGACGACGTGCTTGCAGCCGGATATGCGGAGAAGACCATCAAGCGCGGCGTGATCTCTGCGGCCAGAGACGAGCCCAGGACAACGTTCGGGCACATGTACTCGCCGCAGAACATGGATGGTCCGCTGAGGATCAGCATCAGCGCTCCGTCTGAGGACGACTATGACGGAGTCGATGTTGAGTTCGTCAATGCCAACGGCTGGATAGAAGATACCGTCCAGTGCCGCCTGCCCGGGGATGTCGGCAGGAAGGTCGAGAAGATCACGGCTGTCGGTGTCACAAACCGCGATCGCGCCTGGCGCTACGGAATGCGTCGCCGGATGGCGCAGCGATACCGGCGAACCGAGTATTCGTTCGATACCGGCCTCGACGCGCTGAACAGCGAGTTCTGGGATTACGTGGCCCTTGCCGGCGATGTTCCCGGCCCAGGACTGGCGCAGAGCGCATATCTGAAATCGTTCGTGATCTCGGGAAACTCGGTCCTGATCGAGTCCAGCGAGCCGCTCGACTGGTCACTGCTGAACTCGCCAGCGCTCTACCTGCGGCGCCCAGACGGAACGGTTTCCGGTGGCTACCCGGCATCCAGGATCGACGACTACCGGCTGAGTATTCCCAGCATCGATTTCGTCCCTGATGTTTCCTGGGAAATCGAGCCGCCGCACCTGCTACTGGGAAACCCATACCCGGCCCTGATCAGTTCCATCGATCCAAACGGCAATACCGCTGCGTCCGTTCGCGCGACGAACTACGACGAGCGCGTCTACACATACGACAACGCCAGCGCCCCCAACTGATCGCACACACAAATCCAGAGCCCGCCATAGAGCGGGCTTTTTCATGCCCGGAGAATTTGCATGACGACCTACGCCACCGGTAACCCGCTGGGCTCCAAAGACCCGCGTGATCTGTACGACAACGCCGAGAACTTCGACGCGGCGATGAACGACCGGGTGAATACCACGTGGAATGATCGTTTCGGCGTTAGTCGCCCAACGATGAAAGGGTATGAGGAACAGTTCAACGACTGGCTGGATGCTCAAGGATTCGAGCCAGGCTTCCTTGAATATGTCGACGGCTCCCCGCTGACCGTAGATCGTCCGACCCAACTGATCCAGCGCGGGGACAACATCTACAGCGTCAAGCGCCCGGCATCGTTCCCCGTTGAGCTGACCGGGAACTGGTCCACCGACCAGAACCTGCTGGTTGCCCAGGTTGACCGGACGCTGCAAGACACCCTGGCCACCAGCGCTGGCGCCGGGATGATCGGCTATCGCGAGCGCACCGTAGCCGACCGCCTGAACGATACTGCGAACGTAAAGGACTACGGAGCAATCGCAGATGGGGCGTATCACCCGTTGTCAGAGCGGTTCGCTACGCTCGCCGAGGCGCAGGCGGTCTATCCGCACGCCACTGCGCTGACCGACAGTATCGATTGGGCGGCGTATCAGGCGGCAATCAACTCCGGGGCGCCGCATGTGCATGCGCCAGGCGGCCACTACGTCATGAATCGCGGAACTCTCGCTGAGCGGGATATTCGGTATACCGGCGATGGCTATGCTACCCGCGTAGATTTCAGCCTCGCAGATGGCCCAGGTAGCTGCATGCTGACGCAGGGTGAGCTTGTGCAAATCGGCGATCTGTCCGTGAGCGTGGTTAAAGGCGCTCGCACGCTGACATTTGCCGCTGCGCCAGACCTGGCTCCGGGCGACGTGGTCATCGTGTACAACCCCGCCAACGGATCTTGGCTGGCTGATCGCGATCCGTATCGCGCTGGCGAGATGTGGAAAGTCCATTCGGTAAGCGGTAGCACTGTCACGATCTACGGAAACAGCTCGTCGGTGTACCTGTTCTCCGAGGTAGACGTATACCGCATGCGCGGCGTGCGCGTGTCTGTCGATCAGATGCATTTTTCGCCATCGGACACATATGCTATTGCGCCGTTCAGGGTGGTTTTCGGTGATGGAGTTAAGGTTTCCAACTACTACGCTAGCGATGTCACGCGTTACACAGGGCTAGAAGTAGAACGATGCTTTGACGTTTCGATCAATGCGGTTTCAAGCCCGAACAGATCGCCGGCAGTCAATGACGAATATGGGATTACTATCTCGAACTGCCATAATTTCTCGGTGTACGGTGGTTATGCAGCGGCAACCAGGCATGCTGTCGCGCTCGGCGGAATGGACGCTGTGTGCTGCGTGCCCAACCGTAACGGACTGATTTACGGTATGCATATAGAGGGCATCGATATCGATTCGGATATTGGTGCGGGAGATATGCATGGCAACGCCGACAAAATCACATACGACAACTGCGAGTTTCGGAACGGGGTGATTCTTCAAGGACGAGACGCCACCGTCCGTAACAGCACTATCTATGGCGTTTCGAGCGTTTCGGGCGAAGCTCTATACGGGACCGAAGTGTATGGCGGGACGTATACAATCGAGAACAATCGTTTTATCAGTTACGGAAACGGTGCGTCTTTCGGCATCATCCATATTTCACCAGGGACGAGCCAGCGCGAAGCGCTGCTGATCATCGCGAGAAACAATACATTCGAACTGCCGAATGCCACAGGATCGACAAAGGTGCTGTTCTTGCGCGGACGCAATAGTCCGCTCCCGTGTAGTGTTAACATCGACGGCATGCATGTCCACATGGCGCCTGTTGCGATGCAGTGTTTCCTTTTCGCAGACGACCAAGTTGCAGCAACTCTGAACAGTAACTATCTGATCATTGACGGCGTATATGGGCCTAGTGGTACGTACCTGCTGTATCCAACCTCGAAGAATGCCGCCATACCGACCAGGCAGATGCACCAGTCCGGCGCGGTGAACGTGACTACTACGGCTTCCGCTACGGTTGCAGCCCCAGCTCAGACCATTCGCTACCCATACTCCAAGATACCCAACGTTAGCGTGCAGGTTTCCAGTCAGTCGGGCGGTGGTCAGAGCGCAATCGGGTCAATCACCCCTGTGGCGATTGCGTACAATGTGCAGCCGAACAGCATCAGGCCTGCAATCATGGCGCCCAGCGGATCGTTCGCGGCCGGAGGCTCCGCTCGTCTTCACTGGTCTGCTAGCCTAGATGATATTTGATAGTTAGGTCTGGGCGCTTTTCTGGCCCGGGCCTATTTTAAATGTCCTGATAGTATGTCGCTATAAAAAGCACAAGGATGAATGCTGCTATTGATATTACTTTTGTTATTTGGTCGAAGATTGTGCGAAGCATTTAATTGTCCTCGATTTTAAGATTAGATGATGAGTAAAGCCCAAGTGCGGCAGGTAGTAATAAATATGTAAAGTATTTCCCAACAAGAAGAAGCACTATTGTCACTGCGAGAATTGAGAATGCGGATATTTCTCTATTAGTCTGCGCGCTTCCGAGTGCTATATTTATTCCTAGTTTTACGGTTGGACCTATTGAGATGATGAGTATAAACAAGAATCCGAATAGTCCTAGGTCGTTCCATGCTGAAAGGATGTTGTGTATGTACTCGCCTTTTTCATATTTTCCATAGTTTCCTAGTATTGGGCTTTCCATTATCTTGTTTAGTCCTTCAGATGCTATACGGCTCCGCTCATTGCTCGAATTGTCATGCTGAAGATCAAGCAGATTTGCTACTCTGCTATCTGGAATCTCCACTATTCCAGAACTAATGGTTGCCACTGATCCTGCTGAAACTATGATAAGGGCAAGTATAGGGAGTCCCTTGTTTTTTGACGACAGAAACTCGTAGGTTGCCGCAAATAGAGCGTATGCAACGAATTCGCTTCTCGCACCATTTATGTAAAGGCAGGCTATCGCTACAGCATGCGCAATGCATCTGGTAGGCAATGATCGCACTCCCGTAACAAGAGCAACCGAAAGCAGCAAGTAACAGAGGGCGAAGGTTTGATATCCCGGTATCTTATCTACGTCGCTGGGGAGCTCTCTAAGCGAGAATCTTCCGTCTACAGTAAATATAAGAATGCATGCGGATGAAGCAATCCACGCAGTTTTAAGAGCTAGCCCCGGTAGTCGGTCAACTCTGAAAGCACCCTTGCATATAAGAAAAACGGCTGCGCATTGTGCGATTGAAACCATGTGCCATGTGAAGATATAGCTTTCTTCTTCTCTGTTTAAAATTACGATGCACAGGAAAAATAGAAGAAATCCAAAGTACGTCAGATCAATTACAGCTATTCGTCCTGTTCTGAGCGTGGTCCACAGATATAGCGGAGCAAGTATTGCGAGCGCGGCTGCGGATGTTTTTCCAAAGTATCCAGTAATAAGCGCCGGAATCAGTCCATTTGTTGTCGCTACGTAATAAAGAATCGTTCCTGGGAACAGGAGAAGGAAAAGGATGTATGGGACGGTTGAAAACGGGATCTTGGTCCTATTCATGCGTATTTCCTTTCTCCATTCCTTAAAACGTGGCGCGTCATGGTACGCGCTTCATTCATGCTAGTCATTGGATAGTGAATCGCCATGCCCATCACTGAGCAGCAACTGCTGCGAATTCTCCCGAACGCCGGCCCTCGAGCCGGCGTTTTTGTTGGAGCGCGTCACGCAGTACCTCGCCGATCCCTGCGGAGGTAAGACTCCCTTTCCCGCCGAGCGGCGAGCCGCCCGCAGGTCCTTACCGCAATATCGACCGGTATTCCGGCTTTGATGCGCTGGTGGGCGGTAGAGACGTTGACTCCGAAGTGAGCACAGGCCTGGGCAATACTGGCGAACTGAGTGCCGTCGATCTCGACTCCGGTCAGGCGTCGCTGGTTCTCGGACGCTTGCTGATGGATCGTGGCCCATCGGCAGTTTTCAGGACAGTAGTCACCGTCTGGGTCGATTCGATCGATGCTGTACCTCCCAGCAGGCCGAGGCCCCATGTCTTTGAGGAAAGCCTCGAACGACTGATTCCAACGTTCGCAGACCTTGATACCGCGACCGCCCCAGTTAGGGAAGTCCTTGTACTTCTCGTCGTAGCACCTGCGTTTCATGCCTAGCCAGGTTCTGTACTCCGGGGTTTTCAACCCTCGACGGCTGTGCCCGTGCGCGGTGACTTTGGCTGTACGCTTCCTGACGAATTCCCTGTTTGAGCCAAGCGCTGAAGCCCATTCGCTGGCGAGGCACCCGCATGAACGTGTCGAGCCGCTTCGCAAGTTCGACGAGTTCACCTTTACCTCGGCTCCGCACTCGCACCGGCAGAGCCAGACAGATCCTCCGTTTTTCCCGGGAGAGTCGTAGGCGACCACCAAAAGGCGCCCATAGCGAAGCCCGGAGATATCGATCCGTTTCATTTCATTCACCTATTGAGAGAGGGACCGCCGATGGCAGTCGTTTCCGAGAAAACCGCTGGAGGGAGGAACGTTCTTGCGTTCCTGGACATGCTTGCGTGGTCTGAGGGGACCAGCACGATCAGAGGTAGCGACAACGGCTACAACGTTGTTGTCGGTGGAGGGCTGTTCAATGGGTACGCTGATCACCCGCGCCTGAAGGTCTATCTGCCTCGCTACAAGGTTTATTCAACTGCGGCGGGCAGGTATCAGCTCCTTTCGAGGTACTGGGACGCCTACCGCGAAAGCCTGGCACTGAAAGGAGGTTTCACCCCATCTAACCAGGACCTGGTGGCGTTGCAGCAGATTAAGGAGCGACGCTCGCTCGCAGATATACAGGCTGGTCGCTTGGCGGATGCAGTGCAGAAGTGTTCCAACATCTGGGCCAGCCTGCCGGGGGCTGGTTACGGCCAACGCGAGCATTCTCTTGATGACCTGACCGCGCACTACCTTGCGGCGGGCGGAGTCCTTTCATGATCTCGGCCCGCGCTGTCTCGACCATGCTGGCCTGCCTGGTGCTGATTGGCTTCGGCACCGCCGGTGGTGTCTGGCTCGGCGCGCGGCACTACCGGCCGCAGTTGGATGCCGCGAGCGCGGATCTGGCTGCCTGCCGTGCCTCCCGGGGAGAGTTGGAGTCCGCAGTGGCAGAGCAGGTCCGGCAGGTTGCCGCGATGCGCCTGGCCGACGAGCAGCGCGCCCGGGATGCAGCCAGGGCGCTGGAGCAGGGACGACAGCAGGCCGCCGAGCAGTATGCCGCCGCCAACCGTCTGCTGCGTGAGCGCTCCGCTGGTGATCAGTGCCTGGCAGCCGAAGTGGTCATCGATCAGGAGTTAGGTCTATGAAGCTGCAGGCGTGGCGAAAGACTGCAGGTGCAGCGATTTCCGGCAGGTGCAGCCGAAAGGTGCAGGTGGTGCAGGTGCTGGGGTTGGTGTTCGCGCTGGCGGGATGCGCCGGCCAGGTCGAGCCTGAGCCGCGCACGCTGCGCGTAGAAGTTCCGGTGGCGGTGCCGTGCCGAGCGCCCGCGGTCGAGGTGCCGGCCTGGGCAGCGGCTGGGCTGAAGAAGAGCGACGACCTACAGACCAAGGTCCGCGCGCTGCTGGCCGAGCGGCGACAGCGGATCGGTTACGAGGCGCAGCTCCTGGCAGCGAATAAGGCCTGTCAGGATTAGGAGTAGACTACGGCCTTTTCCTACGGAGCTCGGTGATGCTGGTGATTCGATTCAGGGGCTGGTCGGTGAAACTCGACCACCAGGTGGGCAGCGCTGGCAAGTTCGGCATCTGGTCGTTCCACGGCTCGGAGAGCAGCTACGTGCCGGACATGCAGACGATTCTCCGGCATGCTGCTATTCGGCCTGCGGAGCCGAAAGAAGGCGGGGAGGTCGAGGTATTCATCTGTGATTCGCGCATGCCGCAGGATGAGTGGCGGCCTGTCGGTAGCGGCGTTGCGGCCTACGAGTCGGACCGCTGAATGCTGGCCGTGACGGAAACGTGAAGCACGGAAATGGAAAACGTGAAAAGGAATTTCACGATTGGCACAGTTTAAGTGATTGCGGTCGGCGTAAACTGTTGTAATATAAGCGCTTCTGAGGTGCGAGACAGGATTTAGGTTCCAGCGCCGCAAGGCGTGAGAGTTCGAGTCTCTCCGTCCGCACCATACTTCTCTTTCGCGATCCTTCGTGTTCCTTCGCAAGCTCAGTAATTCCGGGGCTTGCAGCCGATTAGTCTCTTCCGTTGGCTTCCGCCACAATTCGCCACCAGCCGCGTTTTTTTAGTACATTCCTTAGTACATCTGAATTTGGTTTTTCCGGGAATGTACTATGCCGCTCACGGATACTGCTGTCCGCCAGGCAAAAGCAGAAGCTAAAGACTACACCCTCGCCGACATTGACGGCCTCTCTCTCTTCGTTTCTCACAAGGGCACCAAAAGCTGGCACTTCCGCTTTTCGCTGAATGGCCAGCAGAAGCGAGTGTCGCTTGGGACGTATCCCGAGTTGAGCCTGCGTGATGCCCGGCAGCGCCGTGACGAGGCGCGTTCGTTGGTGGCCCAAGGTATCGATCCGCGGGGGCAGCATCGAGCGGACCGGAAGACGGTCAGCGTCGAGGAGACGTTTCGACACGTGGCTGAACAGTGGCTGGAGTTGAAACAGGGGCGCTGGGCGGACGATAGCCGGAAAGGCAGCGCAAACCAGGCGCGCAGAGTATTGGACAATGACCTATACCCGGCCCTGGCGAATATGAAGTTTCGCGAAATTCACCGTCGTGACCTGGCTGCGGTTGTCGGAGCCATCGAGCGCCGGGGAGCGCTGCACGTCGCGGAGAAGGCGCGGAGTTGGTTACGCCAGATCTTCCGCGTTGGGATCGCGGCCGGATTACGAGAGGACAACCCTGCCTCGGACCTGGACATTCTGGCGAAAGAACAGCCGCCGACTGAGCACAATCCGATTCTTGCGCATGATGGCGAAGAGCTTCCAGCCCTTCTTGTGAGACTGCGGTCTTACCAGGGGTCCGAGATCACAAGGATCGCCGTTCGTCTGATGCTTCTGACCGCGGTACGTACGATCGAGCTTCGAAAGGCTGCGCCGGCAGACTTCGATCTAGAAAAGGGGATATGGACTGTCCCGCCCGGAAGGGTGAAGCAATTGCGCGGCAAGGTGCGCAAGGACGGGGAAGAGGTACCTCCGTACATCGTGCCGCTGTCGCGGCAAGCGATTGAGGAGGTCAGGCGGTTGCTGCAGAAGACGGGAAAATACCCGTTCGCGTTCGCAGGTCGAAATGATCCGACGAAGATGATGAACCCAAACGCCGTTAGCCAAGTGATTAAGCGCCTTGAGTTCGATGAACCACTAACTGGCCATGGTTGGAGACTGTCTCGAGTGCGCTACGTGCAGCACTGCCGTGGTTACTTGGTTCGGTTGGAGCAGGCTGCCCCGGAGTGATCACTCCGGGGCTCCCGCTTCGTTTGTTGGCGCCTGCGGCGTCCAGGTTCCGTTGCAGTACTGGTCGATTTCAACCTCTGCCCAGCGAGTGGCACGGCCAAACTTGCGCCCTTTGGGGAAGTCCCCTTTCTTCATATGGTCGTAGATGAACGTGGTACCCATCCCCGTTCTCAACTTGACCATATTCAAGTCGATGAAGCGGGGGACGTCTTGGTGCTGCTGGGTGTTGCGCATAGAGATACCTCCCGGGTCCATTGAT